GTATTAAACCTTTCTTCTCTGCATAATTGATACCTCGCTGAATATCTTTAACCAATTCAGCCATAAACAATTCACGATTCTCGAAAAACATTTTAGTCTTACGAATACGTGCCTGCTGAATTACATTGGTATTTTCACCTTTCTTAATAAGTCCCCCACGTCCTGCTGTATTAAGACAACCGGCAATACAACCAATAGTGGCTTTAGGGCATACTTGATATCCAGAAAGATCATAAGGTGCTAAATGAAGAATGAAAGTTAAATAACCTTTACTTTCACCTTTCATAATCTTGGGATTACCGGTTGTCAATAAATTCATAATATCTCCTTACTTGGTAGTATAATACCAATTGTTTAATTTAAAAGTTCCAATATCTGCATCAGTAGCATATGCTTCGATATACAATTCATTAACACTAATAATATTAAGACTGGTATATCTAAGAATCTCTTTAGCATCTGACACAGAAAATATAATGTGCGTCATATTATACTATCTCCAATTCATTCATAATACTTTTTAATGCAGTATCAATATGGTCATCATTCAGATAAGAATATAATGTATCACAAACAAAAGTATTCAATCTTGCCGCTTGTAATGCATCCCATCTTAATCTCTTATTAATATCTTTAACTCTAATATCACTCACCAATACTTCATTCTTCCAGATAATCAATTTGTCTTTAAGTGGTGATATAGAATTTAATAAAAACTTATAATGATCTTTTTTGATTTTCATAATATATCTCACTTATTAACTAAATCGAAAATAAATTCTACTGCGGATTCTCTATCATTAAAGAAACTCATATTCAATTCATATAATGAGTCATTTTCTTCATGGAACTGTTTTAATGAATTCACTTCATTAAATGCAGAATTAATACTGGTAAACAATTTAATACTATTATTAGGGAATATTGCATCATCTTTGAATGAAACAACAATAAAGTCTCTACTCATAATATAATCTCCTCATCAATCTACAGAAACCATTATACACGGTTCCATGGAAAAAGATAATCAGTCTTTCTTATGGTTAGTATAAGAGGTGCTTATAGTGCCTGGTAGTGTAGAAAAGTAGTAAAAAGTAGTAAAAAGTGGGAAAATACAATAAAAATACTTCAATAAAATCAATGAGTTATAACATAGAAATAACAGTATTGTAAGTCATTGATATTGTTACGCATTTTGTGTCGCGGATATAGTGTTGTGAGTGGGTTAATATTGGACTAAACTCGACACCGAAATGCCGAATTATTCCAAGTAATTCCGTGATATATCAGTTAAACTTAGTAACCTTAATACCAACATTCAAATCTTTATATACTTTTCCATTTAATCTCGGATCAGGTTCACAATGTTGAATCTTGCCACCATTCCGTACAAATTCCAATACTTGCTTTGCACATTCTAATGCTTCTTTTTCTTTACTTGTATCGATAGGTGCTTTGATCATATAAACCTCATAATATAATTTGGAAAAGATTATGCCGACTAAGCAATCTTATTCAGAAAGGTCGGGTACCAGATATTACTAACAGAGATTATCTTATATAATTTAATCGGCTTATAAGTTCCCGTAGGTTACAGCCCGTCAATAAATTATACTTGATACTGTTATTTATAATATCTGATATTTTGACATAGACTATCTCACGATAGTTTCGGATATTAAATCCTCATCAGTATGCCTATGTTAGTATCAATACCATTAATGCACAACCTAATGTAAACGGTAGAGCATATTGCAATAATTCTTCCATTATTTTACCTCACTAATGGTAGTATTAATGGTGTGACTGAATAAATGTACACCTTTGCCTACAATATTACTAAAACCATCTGGATTGGTTAAAGCAAAATACAATACTGCGAAAAGGATAATGTATTTCATATTAGGCCTCACTCATTAAAAATGCAATCTTACCTTGGATATCCTTTGCTGCTTTAGGATTACTTTCGGTTAAATGATTAATAACACTAGTAAGATATCCAACCAAATAAGCATTTCTATAATGCAATTGGTCTAAACTATTAGAAAACTGATACTCTTTATCAATTTTAACCGTTTCAATGGTTTTCACCAAGGTACTACCTAATTCTACTTTACTCATTCTTTAACTCCAAAATGTTGTTTAATCTGTTCTTCAACAAATTCAGCATCACGATAATTTGATATATTCATTACATGATGCTTGGCAAGTTCAGTACATTCTTCAATCAATAACTTGGCAAACTTTTTCAAATCTTCCTCTTGAAAACATACAGTCGATGGCATATTGTGGTCACCGTGTTCCCAATACCCGTTGGACTTAACTATAAGTTCTTTAATTCGGTTATTCATACTTGCTCCACATTTAATCTAATAATATTCTTAAAATAACTCACTGGTACTTTTCTCATATTCTTAATGGCATCAGGTGATACACCATTTTGCTTTAACCATTTATTAATATGAGTGATTGTCGTTTTGCTATGATATTCATCGGTTACAACAAAACCATCCATCCATGAATAAGCAGCTACTGGCGTTTCATATGAAAAGAAAATATCACATTTAGGGAAATGCAATTCGGTCATATTAGATCCGATTACTTTTAATTTAAATTCACTCATATAGTGCTCCGTTCGTTTCATCACATTACAGAGACCATTCTACAGTAGTATCGGCAGTTTGTCAAATCTTTTTGCGTACGGATTACATAGTGGCCACAATGCTTTTGGAGATGCTGACAAGTTCCTGACAGAGTGGTGCTTACGGATAACGCAGTGGTCATCAGTGTTTTGCCGTGATGCTATTCTGAGTGTGTGTGGAGTGTGTATAAGTGATTGCTTGGAGATCTTGTGGCCATTGGGTTATAACCGCTTATATAAAAAAAGTTATGGTGGTGTCAAACTCGGAATTCAGTAACTTTTTTTCTCGGCCATTTTCCATGGATTTCGAAATTTTTCCCGGCCAATTCCTGTCATTTTCGAATTTTTGTCCGGCGGTAAATCACATCTTCAGCATATCGTAGTATGTGTAGTTTCTCTCCATATACTTCGATGGATTCTCCAAGTAACAGGCCTCTAAGTCACCCGGTCTTCTTTTATCGTAGACAACATCAAAATCAACTTCGTTGGTTTGTTTGAATATATCTATGATTTCTCCGACTGTTTTAGTATCACCATAAGCAAGATTCTCAATACTATTAGAAGGATTTTCAATAGCCTTGATGATGGCACGACAGATATCATTCACATGGACATATTCTCTTACACAAGTACCGTCAGAAGTATTATAGTCATTCCCATAGACTGTGAATGATTTCGTCTTTGTTGCTTCAATCAATTTGTAGAATAGTCCGTCAGGATTAGTAGGTTCATATCCATCAGTACCAATTACATTATAGAATCGAAAGATTGTGTGATTCTTAGATTTCTCTCTGACGATATCTTCAGCAATACGTTTAGAGAATCCGTAAGGTGAATCAGGTGATGCGGCAGCACCTGTAGATGCAAAGATAAAGTTATTGCATTCTACACTATCTAGGAGATTGATTGTACCTTGTACATTTGTTCTATAGTATTCTGTAGGTTTACTCACTGATTCACCCACACGAACGAGGGCTGCCAGATGAATGATTGTATCGAACTGCCATGGCATATCATTCAGACTAAACATATAATCTTCTAGATCATATAGTATATCAAAGTTAATCTTCTTATCTAACCGATATACATCATAGTCTAGTTTACTCAGCATCTTGCACAGATGTTGTCCGATGTAACCTTCTGAACCAGTAACTAATATTTTCATTCGAATATCTTTGACCATTTTTTAAGTTTCTCTTTCTTATTGATTCTAGCAGCATTCACAAATGAATCTGATAGATACCCTCTCTGAATCAATATATCAATCATTGCTAATAGATCACCAATCTCTTCTTCTAGTTTCTCACGATTAGTAGGAGCATTACTATCAGGCCATCTTGTCTCAGTTCCAAATCGCAACACTTTAGAAATAGCCTGTGTCACTTCTGCACATTCTTCTTGAGTAATCAATAATGTTTCTTTTATCGATTCAATCAATTTTTTATCCATTCAGTAATACCTGCTCAACAATAACATCATCATCAGAAGCAGAGAGAATAAAATTCTCACATACATTTTCTGCCTCTTGTTGTACATTGAAATGTAACCACTGAACTTCTTTATTGTCAATGTAGAACTTTGCCAAGTATGTTCCAGAATTATAACACACTTCTGCTTTTCTTGTACAGTTATTAAAGGTCGATACTACTTTCATATTTTTCTCCTATGCAATCATACCAATAAATCGATTCAATACAACACGGCTAGTATTTCTCTTACCTGCATACTTAGTAAACGCCGTAAGTAACTTTCTTTTTGTTGCATTTTCTTCTACGACCAATTCTGCATCTTCTTCGATTTCCATACCTTTAGAATTCAACAGATAATACTCATCATAACCTTCAGATTTCAATGTGAGATATTTCTCGTTTCTGAATTGAGACTTAATCGCATCATGATTAATACCGATTCCAAAGAAATCATACACTTTACTTTTGAAAGTATAAGATGACAATACATAGAAACCCAATACATTACTTTGTGTGCGAGCCTTCAATAATTTAATATAACCCGCAGTCATTTTCCTATGATCTGCACTCCAAAATACTTCTTGATGTTTAGTCACAGGATCACGAACCACCAATTTAGAAGAAGTATATCGAACCATCGAATCTTCACCTAGAACACGATCAGTGCGACTACCTTCACCATCAGTTAAAATGACAGTATTCACAATCTGAAGTTTATTCTCTTTCTGAAACTTAGGCACAATTTTCATTGCAGCAATAATCGTTTCGTTCAGCGGTGTACCACCTAGATCCATCCATCGAGGTGTGCCAGTATGATCACGATTGCCAAATTTCAACAAATGCTCTGCGGCATACGAAAACTCACTTGCAGACATCTTTGAAGAAAAAATATTCATTAGAGTGAATCTATCTAGACCAATATCACCATCTTTCTCTGTTACATTCCAAGATTGCTTACGTGCCCTCTCTAAATAATCTTCATTATCGTTAAAGTAATTATCAGTGAATGCATACACTTCAAAAGGTATACTAACCTTACGGCAAAATGCAACAAGATTATATAATTGTTTGATCGTATCTCCCATGTATTCTGACATACTACCCGACCAATCAAGGAACATTACCAGACCGTGTGATTTACCACCGGGAATAACTGTAATTTTCTTGAAGATATCTTCACTGAATTTATAGTTATGAATCTTGTTGAGATTTAACTCACCAGTCTTAGCAACGGATGCTCTCTTCATCTGATCCGCATTCTTTCTCAATTCAAATTCTTTGGTGAGATAAGATACGGCACGATTTGAATCTTTCCGAAGTTTTATAAAATTTTCTTTGGAACGGCTTTCACATTCTGTAAAAAATTGTGCATGTACAGTCTTACCGTATGCATCACTAAACTCATTCTTTTTTGTATTGTAATCAGATTTATATCTGTTCCAAAAATATTTGTATTCAACAATTGCCTGATCAAGATTTACATCTGGAATATTACCATACCGATAATTCACATTTGAGTGTAGGCGTTCTTCATTCTTACGAAATGCTTCATCTGTGAATGATCGGATCTCTTCTTCATCATCAGTAATAGATGATTCACCTTTAGCATCAGTTAAATTAGAATTCTGTTTACCCGGAACAGTTTCTTCAGGATCTTTAGGTGTCTCTTCACCAGTACCTTCTGTATCTTCAGTTTCATTCTCTAGTTCTGATTCATCACCAAAGTCATCATAATCGTTCCAATCATCCATTCCTGAATCCGATTTAAATGATTCTTCTTCATCGTCATACTCTTCTTTACTTTGTTGTTTGTTCTTTTCTTTTTCTTCTTTGATGTGGTCCATCACCTTCTTGCAAAGAGTAATAACATCATCATATGATTCAGTTGATTCTGCCTCACGAACCAATTGTTTCTCTTTCTCAGAGAATTTAATACCTAAGGATGTACCACCTTTTGAGTAAAGATTTAAACGATCAATGAAGTTCATAAGATTGAGATCAGTACCTAAGGTATTGAAGAAATCTTTTTCAATTAATTCATTGTATCCTTTGAGGAAAGATTGACGAATACCAGGATATTTGGTTTTGATTTTCTTTTCAATACGAACATCTTCAAGTACATTCATGATGGACTTGGATAATTTCATTTCATATGCTTTTTTCATGCCGTCAGCGGGAGTATACAAAGCATGACCGACTTCATGACCCATGAATAGATCATATAAGAATGATGAAATGTTATTATCAAGTACGGGAACGGTGAGAATACGATTTTCAACATCAAAGGATGCTGTTTGAACCTTACGCTGTTCAATAGTAAGGTTTTCAGTTGCCATCAATTTGGCCAGAAGGGATTTAGATTGAATGAGTTCCATGTGATCTCCTAGTTGATGAGACCATTATATCAGAGATTGATGATATGGTCAACCGATATGTTCGTAAGTGTTGTATTTTAACAACACCTTTTTAAATTTCTTAACCATATCTTTACAATTTGAATAATCCATTCCAAAATCTTTAATTAATTCTTTTTTAGGTTCTGTTGCCATGTATGCTTGAATTTCATCAAATAGAACATTATTACCATATTGCCTTGTATTAGTTAATACAGAACACATTCTATTGTAATCATCAATATGATTAGTTTGAAACTCTTTAATTAATTCACTCATTTCATTTTTATAATCTAGATTCATGTAATATAATGCATGAGCAATTTCATGATCAATTGTATTGGTATCATTCATTAATGTTCCAATAACATAATACTTTCTATCTAGATTGAGTCTATCTTTAATCAGACTAATCAGCATACTTTCACGAGGATAATATTCAGCATTAATCTTATTACTCCATTCTTCTATTACATATCCTGGAACATTAAATCCAGTCCAATAGTTAAAGTAATTAAGTTCACCATCAGATTTCATTTGTTCTTCAACAAATGTTTCTAATGTGAATGCTTTTTGATATAAATTAGGATTTGCCGATTCGTAATACTCTTGGACTCTAAAAAAAGACATAGTAAGGTCTTTTTGTTCATTAAATTTAATTAATAAGCAATTATCGACAACAATTTCAGTTTTAAAATTCATTATTTCTTCTCAAGTGTCCAAGATGTTTTTGTTTTATTTTCATTATCTAATCTACGACTTTCAATCATATGTTCAGCAATCATTTCATCAATAAGTGTTCCAGAGTAGTCAAAATCATATTTTACGAGATGATATGCTAAATCTTGAGGAGTAATAAATCTTAAATTGTCAAAAATTTCAGAAAGTGCTTGCTGAATAACATCTTCTTCACTTTTATCTAACATAATATATTTTTTCCTGTTAAAGAACTTCGTTTTTTCGACCGAGTGATGCAGGATTCATACCTGGTGTGACATAAACATAAGAAGATTTATGTACAGGTGCTGTACACATAGCAATTTCGTCAACTTTTTGCTTATCTGATTCAGAAAGTTTGTAATAATCTTTCATAATACCAGATTTTGTCAAAGGACCGAGAACAACAGTATCTAAAGATTGTATTTTTGCAGTTTGTCGATAATTTGGCAACAAATATTCATCACCTAATGTCGTTTTTACATTAGGTTTCTTAGGTTTTGTCTCAATATTAAGAGATTTTAACCATTTTTCATATTCTTGCTGCTTTTTTACACTAATTTTACGTTTTTTTGACTTGGCAATTTTCGCATGAATAATCATTTTAGACTTCCATCACATAAAAATACAGTATATCACGAAAAATTCATGTAGTCAAGTGTAAATTTACTTCATGTAAACAGTTTCAGCCTCATTTTCTTGAAAAAACTTCTCATATTCGAAATTTTTCATGTGTTTTTTAATTTCTGTATGAGTTTTTCTCTTTTTACCGTTCGGTTTCTTAGAAAAACCAAAATCATCATTATAATCTTTGTTCTTTCTGAACTTTCCTAAAAACTTTGACACCTACTTCTCCTATATTATGGAATTAAATTGGGAAATGCTTCTTTCACAAACTTATAATTCAAGCCTTTTACACCTAAATCTTTCTTAAAGATACCAATAACAACTTCAGCCTCACGAAATTCTAAAGATTCTAGAATTTGTAATAGTAATTCGTTTCTTTTTTGCGGGGATAGTTTTTCTGCTGTCGGATTACCCTTTTGGAAAAGGTATAGTTTTCTCAACTGAGCAGATATTTGAGATATTGAGATTCCAGGAAGAGTATCCGGAGCCTTGTAGTTTTCTGGTAAATCAGAAACCAACCATTCAAATTGTGGATGGTATGCCAATTTTAGAACTTCTGTTAATGTATGTGATAGATTTTTCTCTATCACTGCCATTCTTTCTTTTTTTGAAGATGCTTCTTCAAATTCATCAAAAATCTCATACATATTTTTCATTAGAATTCCTCAATTACATCCATTAAATTCTTTAATTTGTGTTCAATAAAATAACTTAACATTTTCTGTTTAGTTGCAGGTTTTGTTTCTTCGTATGTATTTATGATTTTCTGTTTTAGTTCGGAAGGAATCATGTTCAAATCAATCAGCATTTCATTTCTAGAGTAACCTATTCTAGAGTTTTCATCCCATTTAGTATGGTCCTCTGTCAGCAACTTTTCTAACACACCTTTTGTGATAGGTTTTTGTCTGAGATCACGAACAAAACAATCAGATGGTGATAGAATGTTTGGAATACCATCACCTTTATCACCCTTGATGATTTTCTCTTTTAATTCTAGTGTCGGATTAACAGATTTAACAAATTTCTTCTGAATGGGATTATATTGCTTCACATTCTTATACTTTTGAAGTTGAATGAAATCACCATCACTGGAAATAATCAATACCTTATCATGTACACTTTGTCGAGGAGCCAAAGTACCGATAATATCATCCGCCTCGGCATTTTCAACATCAATCACTTTGTACGGAAAAGATTCTCGTAATTCTTGTTTGAATTTATCTAACATAGAGAAAATTAGATGCCAATCTAAATTAGACTTCTCTCTAGATTTTTTACGACCTGCTTTATAATATGGAAAGTACTCTTTACGCCAGTATTTTCTATTGTCACAACATAAGACAACTTCACCATACTCATCTTTGAAGTTTTTCACATGTGTACGGATGATATTCAAAATCATATGACGAATCAAATCTTCTTCTAATTTCACAGACTTGTTTGAAATCTGTGCCATCAGTCCAGCCAACAATACTTGATTTAGATCAATGAGAATCATGATATACTCTGGTTATTTTACAATGATTTATTATATCACGAATTGATTATACTGTCAAGTAGTTTATCTGCGGTATATTGTGAGGTTGTAGTCTTCTTCATAAACATGCCATACCATCCTTGAGGTATCAAGGTTGAAGCATAATCAAGAGGAGATACAAGTACAGCATCGAACTTATCATATGAACAAATATCACCACTATCATCAAATTTAAATGTTATTATGTGATAAGAATCGCCTACGTGACCCACATCTAGTTTTTCACCGGGATCAACATAATCTAATAACTCAATTTCCATTTCATCATCACTATCTCCGGGAAGGAAATAGATAATGTCGAAACTTCTATGGCTCATTTCCCTTAAGTAATCTAACATTATATCCTTTAATATGTGATTTTCTTACTCTAACCATTATCCATGTATTGTAATAATCATCACTTTCCATTACATTACGAGAAAATTGTTCCTTCGCTTCCAGATAACTACATTCACCTTTAGATTTACATATATGTAATATAGTTCTGTTGAAGTTTTCTTTTCCTAACTTGATCACATCATTTTTTAGTTCTTCATTAGAACCATAATAGTCTTGCCAATCACTTAAAACTTTATATCTTTTTTTCTTACCTTTGACTTGTTTGGTTCTTGCTGAATGAAACAGTTTTTTGCCGATGTACTTTCTACCACTAATCAAATTGGTTATTTCGTACACAAAACCTATATTATCATCAATCAAGTCTTCTGTAAAGTCTTTTTCTTGATAAATCCAATTTAATCCCATGATTCATCATCAGAGTAATCATCATCTTCTTCATCATACTCTTCCGTCAACTCTTCTATCATCTCTCCACAGAAAGGACAGTGTTCTGGATACTCTTCGGATGCTAATTCTTGGTAATATTGTATGGAGTAAGTTGATTCACAACTTAGACATTCTCCCGATACTATTTTTTCTATCATTTGATTTACTCTCTATTTTTGTTATTATTTGGCCCACACATCACCCCAATCACCAGATAATGCACCTTTGGCATAATCTGTTGCACGATTCTCAAAGAAGTTAGTGTGTGTTGGAGCATTAATCATTTCTTCTACCCACGGTAATGGATTCTTTTTGACTTTGAATACACCTTTAAGTCCTAGTGAAATTAGTCTACGATCTGCAATATATCTTATATATTTCTTAACTTCTTCTGATGTTAACTCTTCCATCTGATTTACATTAAATGCTAGATCAATAAATCTATCCTCTAGTTCAACCATTTTTTCGGCAGTTGTATATATCTGTGATTTTAAATCATCTGTCCAAATCTCTCGATTCTCTTCAATATATGTTCTGAAAAGTTTAATCATAGACTCACAATGCTGAGTTTCATCAACAATAGACCAAGTAACAATTTGACCCATACCTTTCATTTTACCATGTCTCGGAAAATTTAATAACATGATGAATGAACTAAACAGTTGCATACCTTCAGTGAATGCTGAGAATACTGCAATATGTTTTGCTGTATTTTCTTTACTCGTATTTTTACTTGCAATGTCCATGATATAGTCATGTTTATCTTTCATCTCTTGATACTCTAGGAACTCATTATAAGTCGTTTCCGGCAGACCTAAAGTCTCGATGAGATGTGAGTATGCTGCGATGTGTAATGCCTCCCTGGAAGCGAATCCAAGAAGCATCATACGCACTTCTGGTTGAGGAAAATATGGAAGATAATTTCTAACATATCCACCAGCAACATCAATATCACCTTGAGTAAAAAATCTAAAGATATGTGTTAGAAATTGTTTTTCTTCTTTTGTTAGTTTCTTTTTCCAATCTTTAACATCTTCCAACATTGGAACTTCAGTATGCAACCAGTGTGACTGCTCATGTTTCAACCAAGAATCATATGCCCATGGATATGTAAAAGGTTTAAAATAATCTCTTTCGTTTGTTAGTGTTAAGTCTTTATTCTTTTTAATCATTTTTATCCTTCACAAGCAATGCAATCATTGCCTTGTGCTATTTGAGTTAAGTCGAGTTCTTTAATAACTTGTCTTTCAATTTTCTTTGAAACTTTATCTGCTTTACCTATTTTCTCAGAACGGCAATAATAAAGTGTTTTCAATCCTTTCTTCCAAGCCATAAAGTGAATCGCATGTATATATTTGATATGTGAATCAGGTCTGAAGAAAAGATTCAAAGATTGCGCTTGGTCAATAAACTCTTGTCTATCAGCAGCAAGATCAATAACCCATCTTTGATCTATTTCCATAGATGTTTTGAATACTGCTTTTTGTTGTTCATCTAATATATCTAAATGTTGGACTGAACCATCATTTGCAATTATTGATGACCAGACTTCATTATATTTCTCTTCTTCTGGTAACAAATCTTTAAGTATGATATCCAACCATCTATTTTTGTTAAGATATGATCCAGATAAAGTATCTTGCCTATATGCATTAGCACGATATGGCTCAATAGAAGGAGAAGTATTACCCATAATGATAGAAGAAGAAGCATTGGGAGCAATAGCCATAAGATGACTAAACCTACGACCTGTGTTATAAGCATCAGGCGCTTCACCTCTTTCATCACCCAATTGTAAATTTGCTGCATCCAATTTCTCCCTAATGTTTTTAAACATATTCCTATTGGTTATTTTAGCAACAACACTTTCAAAAACTATTCCATTTTTCTGTAAATATGCATGAAATCCTAATGCACCAATACCAATGGATCGTTCACGAGCAGCAGAGTATCTTGCTCTTGAAATCACATCGGGAGCATTATCTATAAAATGTTGTAATACATTATCTAACATTTCCGCAACATCTTTGAGGAATAACTTATTATCTTTCCATTCGTCATAGTTTTCTAAATTCAAACTAGATAAGCAACATACAGCAGTTCTTTCCTCATTTGTAGGTAGAACAATCTCAGAACAAAGATTTGATTGATGAATTTTCAATCCCTTTTCTTTCAAGAAGAATGGTAAGGATTTGTTACTCGTGTCAATATAGTGGATATAAGGCTCTCCGGTGTGCATACGCAATTCTAATATCATCTGCCATAGATACTTAGCAGAAACGACCTCACGCACCTGTTTAGAGTTTGGATCGATTAATTCCCAACTATCATCATAGTCTGGATCTAACATACACTTCTCAATGATGGCCATAAAATCATCAGTAATGTTTACTCCATGATGGAGATTTAAACATCTTACATTTGGGTCTCCTGTTGGCTTTCGCATCTCCAAGAACGGAATAATGTCGGGATGGCTGATATCAAGATAAGCAGCATAAGAACCACGGCGAGTCCTACCTTGGCGGTAAGCAAGAGAACTCGCATCGTATATTTTAAGATGAGGCATAACGCCAGTAGACTTATCATCGGCAGAACGAATACCAAAGCCAATACCCACACCACCACCGAACATAGATAGCCAATTAGTTTCTGATAGATTCTCAACTAAACCCTCCGCAGTATCTTCAACATAATTAAGAAAACAAGAAATAGGTAGACCTCTTTTAGATCGACCAAATGATAAAATGGGTGTGGAGTAACTCAACCAATGTTTACTACTATAATCATATAATCTTTGAGCGTGTTCTGGATTTGAAGAGAATGACTTTGAAACGAATGCAAATCTGTGTTGAGGTGATGTTTCATCTTCTCTCATATAACTTTCTTGAAGTCTTTTGATGCCTAGATCATCAAATAAACTATCTCTATTTAAATCTATCTCTATTCCCAAGTATTTCATATATTCCTACCTTATTATTCTATTTTATAAATTCAGTGATGATTGGAAAAATTGATTCTATCTCATCTGCACATGCAAGAGCAACTTCACGATGTTCTTTTTGTGTTTCAATTCCGCTTCGTATCTGTATATAGTGAATCCAAGATCGTAAAGTTCCATTCATATACATTCTACTTTTTGTCATACCCTCAGGTAATATTGATCTCGCTTGTTCTTTTGCAATACCATTTTCTAAAGCCCATTCATAATGAGTTTGTATGTTTGATACGAGAACTTTTTGAATACTATTCCATTTTTCTTGCAATTCAAGATTGTCAGTTTCAATACTATTCTGCCTATTTTTTAAGTCTTGTAGTCTTGCTTCACGCACTTCAAATCCCAACTGTGAAGCATCGGCATATCTTTGACTAAATTCTTGAAAACTAAAACTTCTATGTCTTAGGATTTGTCTTGCAATATCTCTAGTTGTTTCAATTTCAAGACAAACATTTACCATCTCCAAAGGAGACCAATGTTTATTTTTGATAAGATACCGAACTAACTTTTCAGCAGTTTCATTATTATGTTGATTTGATGGATTGGATACACGAGCAGCATATGCAACTTGTTCTAATAAATTTTTACCATCTTCTGTCTGCGAATAATTAATCAATGTAACTTTCATATTATACCTTTTTCCAATTCACGAATTCCATCTTTGCTCTCAAATTTACAAATGTGTTTTTCTCAATTATATCTAATAATTCTTCAATGTCAAAACCGGATAACACCATATCGTTTATGTCTTTTTCTTGAATCATCTCTGGCCAAATAACAACATTGAAATGTTCATCAATAGCCTTCTCTATAAGTTTAACAATGTCTTTGTTTCTAGGTTCATTATCAAAAATAAGTGTAACTTTGCTTCTATCGAATAGATCAACAACAGATTGTAAATTTGAATTGGCAACTGCTATACCATTCTTAAGAAACATTGAATCTATAGGACCTTCAACAACATATATCATCTGTTCTTCATCGACTTTATCTAATCCAAATGCTTTGGTACCTTCATCACTCATTTTAATAGTGATGTATCGCATTTTAGATTCACCCAATGCTCTACCTTGAAATGCTATCAGATTACCATCTTTATCATAGAATGGTATGACTAATCTTTGATCATTGTCATACAATTCTTTTTCAATACCTAGATCAGTTACAAACTTCTTAAAATCTTCCGCAAAATATAAATCAGAATATCTATCCTTAGGAATCATTCTGTTTATAACATATTTTTTAGCAAAATGATCATCAGATAGTGATTCGATACTAGGTATATCCAACTTCTTCTTAAAAACTGGAGTTGATGTTTTGACTTCATTAAACTCCGGTTTCGGATAGTTGTTGTTACCTGTCTCACCATTTTTATATCTCTCTAGAGCATATTCGCTAACAAGAGATGGATCAACTTGTTTGAGGAAGTTGTAAAAAGTTGTACTAATGCTACAGTTATGACACATGTAGAAATAGTCGTTCTTTTTACGGTAAACGTAACCTCTAGATTTTGTTTTATTTTTCTGTGAGTCCCCACAGAGAGGGCAACGAAAGTTGTATAGATCGTCTTTTTTGCGTGTAAATCTTTGTAGTTTTGGTGAAACTCTCAAAAGGAAACTTCTATCAATAAAAACACTCATATTATAATATTTAACTCAATGTATGAAGATTCCTTTCATTATATCAAAGTTTTCACGAGAAATCAACCACATTAATAACATAATGGCACCAACGGTCATCCACTTCCACTGATTCAACTTCTCAAGTTGAGATTCTTCATATTTACCACGCTTTAACATTTCTTCACGCAGTTCTTTTATGTCACCAGTAATTCTTAATTCAGATAAATGCATTTTGTCTAATACAACATCTATTCGGTCGTGGATTTCTTTAATGTCAGATTCAGTTTCAAGTCTTCTATTGTCCATATCGGTATATACTTTGGCAATATGACGGTCGTGCTGGTCTACCAGTTTTTCTATGACTGTATCCATTTTTGAGCAGAGTGTTGTTAAGGTTGAAACTTGGGTTTGTAATATACCAATATCAACTTTTACATCGACGCATTCGTCTGAAGCCTGTACCATTTTATCTCTTCTTTATCGGTGTTATTTTGTGACCATCAAATTTGTGATGATGTTTGATTACTTTTTTTGGATGATGAGGAACTTTTGCTTCAGCATTTAGTGAAAATACAATCATTGTTGCTAATAATGTTATAATTGCTTTCTTCATATTTATTTTCCTTTATCTTTCAGGTGGAGTTGATTGTGGTACTGAAATTGGTGTTGATGTTGATACAGGAGATGTCATAGATGTAACCGATGATTGCATCATGGAAGAACTAGTCATACCCATTCCTGGAAAACCAGAAGAAATGTTCACTCCTGCCATTTTCTCTTGTGTTCTACCATAAGCACTGATACCTATGATTGCACCCATAGAGAGATGAAACAATCCAGCACCTTGCATAGTCAATGGTTGCCACTGAGATGTCACTTGACCTTTATAAACTGCTTGCAACAAAGACCATAATATGGGTGCTGCAATAAAATCAAAAACACAGACGCAGAGATACATCCAACCCATCGCTGGACGCCATTTACTATTTAACCAATGTTCCTCTTGTGCATCAGGAGTATCAGTAGGTATCTCAGTTATTGAAGTTGTTTGATCACTTATTGTACTAATCATGATGTTCGTGGTTGTGGAACTCAAATAATGTTTTCACTTTTTCTTCTAAAACTGAAACTCTATTATCGAGTTTTGCTAATACGATTACTAAAGATACAAATCCAACTGCTATAGGCCATAATTTAGATATTAGGTCTATTGTATCCATTTTGTTTTATTTTCCTTTTTTAGTGTGAATTACATGTTTCCATAAAATAGAATGTTATATGCTTCATCATAGCGATTCATTCTATCCTGTAATCCCAATTCACCACCATTTATAACTCTTGTAATTTGTTTAATGTCTTGACTATCTGCTAATGTATTTAGATTTTTATTTTCCCAGAAGAAACAAGCAGACTGTACTGCACCCTCATAAGTTCCCAAGTATGCAGGAACATCATCAATACTCATTGACAATGAATCTGCAAAATCTTGGTAATTACTTCTACCAGTCAATTGTATCAAACCACGCCCACAGAATTTCCATCCATCTCCACTTACCTCATCACCATTACCCATTCTATTTGCATATGCTCGATTAGCAATCATTTCTTGATTATGAGCATATTGATTTGCAATTTCCATGGTTGGAAAATGACTTGGCCAAGTTCTCATCAAACTTTCTGCTTTATAGTTTAGATTTTCTTGAACTGCTGTGAAGTCGGCAGATTCGTGGGCACACTGTGATATGAATGCTGCTATTCTTGGTGGAGTATCTATCTGATAGTCTGGTAAAACTTTAATTAATGCGTTATACCAATTCACATAGTCTGGATTATTATGTAATAGATTTCTTAGTTGATCTACTGTTAGATTCATTTCAAATAGCACCTGCCAATTGCACTACACTCATCAAAACAGAGTAATAGTTTTCATTTGTGTTTAGTTGATCACTTTGTTGACTTATTTCTTGCATAATATTTAAATCATCAACCAATTCTTTAAATTCTTGTGCAGATATTGCTTGCAACATATATTGATTTTTATATTCCTGCGCTCTTGCGGTTAGTTCTTGAATTAATATCATTTTGGTTTTCTCCCGATAACCTTTTGAATTTCCTCTGCGGAAATGGCAATAATATTTAGTTTTTCTTTGCAATAGAAATCACTAGGATTATCTTTTCTATGTAATTGATCTATAAGTATATTTAATTTTGTTACTAAATCAAAAGATTCTTGATTTCTAGGAAGATATTGACTAAAGTTTTTAAGTTCTACAGACAATTCATATAATTCATTAATAGATATCTTGTTACAATCATGAAGTTGTGCATATGTTTTTATTTTATTAATAAGTCCATATTCATTACTATCATAGTTAGCAACAAGTATAGAACAACTTGTGATTAAAAAACAAAATGGTATCAGATATTTCATGGATTCAATTCTTGCTGTTCTCTTATCCACTCCTGTAATGCTTTCAATTGTTCGGCAACTCTATGATATAATTCATAGTTTTCTACTATTGTTTTTTCTGCGGCAGAGAGTTCAATTCTGGAGGCGGTTCCATCAGTTCTTTCGGTGGTTGAGGAAAGGGAATCTTTAGCGGCGTTGTTGAACACGCTGACAAAAGACTCAGGCAAAGTACACATGTGATCGTCTTTAGTTGTGATAGATTCAGCAATTTTAGCATAGTCATGATTTAATTTCTTCCTTTTACTTTTATATTTCTTAATAATATATTTTGTTACAACAACTTGCTGGACTTTTGCTTCTTGAACTTCTTGTTTCGCATTTATCAAAATATCTTGACGACCTTCAATATAAAAACCTAAACCGAATATAGCAACCGCTAATAATCTAACTGGAAGTCTATAGAAAAAAGGTATCAATATTTCAAAAAACATTTCAAAAATAAAAAGGGCAGAACCTGTTGCAATTATAGCCCAAGGAACCCAAGTAGGTATTAAACCAAAAAACCAATTTAATGAGAACATTATTATTCCATTATTATAAATTCAGTATAATTACTAGGCTCTACTTTAATCCATTCAGATCCATCAAAAGTAACTTTTACATTATTAAATTCTTCAGATATCCACTTAGCCAAACTGTAAGTGTCCATTCCATGTACTTTTATACAACATCTATTTGATGTATCTGAATCTAATCCAAAACTGTTAAAAATATGACTTTTTACTGTTTCAATCATTTTGGTAATCTTCGATGTGTCATTGGCATAATAATTGGTTTACGTTTTCTTCTTTTTCGCATATCAACAGCAGTAGCACTAATTGGATCAGTACCACTTTGTGGACCAGTTACATTTGTAGGACCATGTGATCCTCCACCAACTGCACCAGCACCCATCTCTTGTATATATTCTTTAAACGATTTCATCTACAGTTCCACTTACGCAATGCTAATGCTTTGCGTGTTGGTTTACCATTCTTTCTCATTGGTCCTTTCATACCAGACATTCTAGCACAAAATGATTTTCTACGGTTTGCTGCTTTACTTCCTTTCTTTAATTTAGATGGTGGAGTAGTCACAGCCATCTTTAACTTAGAACCTGGATTCTCTCTACGATAAGAAGCAACACCTTTACGATTTAGACCACCTTTTGGATCTTTACCTTCTTTTCTACGCCATGCAGCAGTTTCAAACAACTCTTCGTCTGATACTTCTTCAAAATCTTCCCAAATGATTTCAGAATCCATATTGTTGGCTTCTGCAATATCTTCAATTACTTCTTCTAATATATCAAATAGTTCTTCCGCATCATATTCTTCGTAGAATTCAACTTCTTCTTTTTTACAAGAACCTTTTGAATATGGTTTCTTACCGGGAACAGGTTTATATCCAGTCCAGCATCTACCTTCATCCAACTCTAAAAATTGTTTAAATGTTATCATATTTTCCTTAGTATATCTGCTACATCCATCTGAATAGGAATCATAGAGGAGTCTATATCTTTACCTTCAATCCCAACAACTTTTTCTGGCATCAAATTTAAATATAACAAAAATGTCTTAAGTATATCATAATCTCTGTGGTCTACTTTATAGAACAACATTCTAGTGGTTGCTTCTGGACCAAATACATTATTCAAAAGAATAATATGATTTAATATCAATCTTTCTTTGACAGATTTAGTAATCTTATATCTTCGAAAGAGTCTCTTCAAATATTTTATTCTTTTTATATCACTTTCAAATTCTGACATTATACAATTAGGTGAATCATAAGCCTTCATTGCATATAATGTAAAATTCTCATCATTCAAGTCATCAAACATATTTTATTATTTTTATTATAATTATTAACATAATCGGGGTGGAAACCACCCCGTATTCACACATTCACTTAACTATGAACTGTCAATACGCCAGCACTTGAATTAGCAGATACGCCAGTTCCTGTTACTGATACCATAACCTTGTATTGATTTCCGGTATCACCTGTTGCCAAATGACCAGCGGAAATATTTAGAGTATTTGAAGTTACACCAGACCAAACACTACCGTTAGTTAAGTTAGTCCATGTTGAACCGCTATTGGTACTATACATCCACTGATATGTTAGAGGACCAGTAATTGGTGATGCAGAAGCACTAACAGAGAATAATGGTGTCTGTGCAGATCCTGCTAGAACATTAGGAGTATCTGGTTGAGTTACAAATGTGATTGCAGTATTTGGATATACTTGATCATCGCCATCAGTATTCATATGTGATAGTGCAACCAATACTTCTTCTTGAACACGACCAGCACGACCACCAGTTCCAACTGTTCTTAGTGTCCAACCTACCGCAGTGTGTTTACCGGTAACTGCTTCATTTTCATCTACACCGAACAAACCAATAGTTGCACCGGTTGTATATGCACTAGTTGTAGTATTACCATAAAGTAGTGCTACGTTTGCGGCAGTAGGTCTTGTTCCTACAGGTTGAGCATCTACTGTTGTTAGTGTTGAATTAACAGCCCAATATGGAGCATTGGCTGCGTTATCGTAATTTCCCCATGAGGACATTATAGTCTCCTTTTATTGTTTTTTGGCAAAAAAGGATTGAACCTTTTCTTGCATCATTTTTGCCCAAAATGGCTGAGGGAAATTCCATCCCACAAACGCCCCGATTGTTACCCAAAGTAAAATGTCTAACATTTTAATACTCCTTTATGTTGTTTACTATTTATATTATTTCTTTTGTTTATCTTCTTGTTTTTTCTTATCTTCTTTCTTCGTAGGATCTGGTTGTCCTGGTCGCATTCTCATCAATGGATCAATCTCAATAGTATCTCTTTTCTGCTTCGTCAAAGTTGTTCCACCAGACATTACTGCTGATGCCTTTGGTTTATTCTCACCTGAGTTTTCTTTTTCATCTGCTTTATCAAACTTTGGTTTCTTACCATATGTTTGAACAGATTTATCTTCTTTCTCGTGATCATATAAATCTTCTTTCAACTTTCTTTTTTTCATGATATGGACAAGTTTATTTGCTTTAGACTTGTTTTCTGTTTCCATACCAACTGTTGGTGATGCAGCATATGAATCAGCAAACTTATCTTCTTTTCTTAAACCGTGCATAGAACCTGGTGGTGTTTTAATTTCACGATGTTTGGCAGCACGAGTAACTAACTTGTTCAATTTCTTTCTAGTTTCATGTGTATGTGGTGTCATACCAAACTTGGAATCTTCATCAACACTTTTTGTGACTTTAACATGATCTTTATGTGGGTAAACATTTTTGCCACCACCATGTGGTTTCACTTCATATACATCTCCGTGAAAACCAACTATAGTACCTTTAGTTCCAGCATGTTCACCAGAATGAATGTGTACTTGATCACCTGCAACATCTTCTTCTAGTTTATTTTTTCTAGATGCAACATATGATCTAAAATTATCATCAGTTTTAGCAGAAACTTCTTCTTGAACTTTCGCTCTACTTATTCTATCTGCTTTCCATTTCTCAAAAGCACGATCTTTAGAATATCCAATCTTTTGATTCAATGGAATAACATCAGGATCAAAACCCAAAGATGAGATATATTTGTCTAACAAACTCTCTCTACCTTCAGCAATATCAGCCTTTTGTGACCATGGATCCCAAGGATTTCTATTTGTTCCAAAAGTAGCATTCTTTGGATCTATTTCATTTCTAAGTTCTTTAAAGTTTTTCATTTTCTTTTTGGGAATATATGAGTTTGCCAATTTACCTAACATAATTTATTTCTTTTTAGTTCTTTGTAATGCTAATTGGGCTAAATGTTTTGCACGAGACATAGGTGTATGTGTTGCACCAGATTTATCGGTTTGTGTTCCTTTTTTAGTAACCCATCCAGTATCACCCATAATATCTTCGGCTGACAATTTCACTTTGTAACTCTTGTGTTCATTATCATATGATGGGGATACTTTAACACGACCACGAAGCATATCTACAGTCTTATCTTTAGAATCAATAGTTTCATCTAACATTTCTTCATCAGTTTCAACTTCTTCACCATAACCTGATTTATATGTACGACCCAAATCAGTATGCTTCATAATCTTTCTTGGCTTTCTTGTTTTCTTTGGTTCAGTTTGAATTTTGCCACCAGACTTCATGAAATCTAATGTTTGCTGTGCAGCATCAGTTGCTTCTTTTTCTTTATCATCACGAACACTCATTCCACGCTTTTCGTCCAGTTCTGCAACTTCTTCACGATGATGTTTTGGTTTCACTCCAATACTACCGTCATCTGGTTCAGAATTTATAAATCTTTTTGCTTTAGGTGGAACTGGTTTTGTTGATTTTGATGTAACATGTCTTATGATAGCAGGAACATTTGGTACATGATGTGGATGATGTGCTACATCCTCACCTATTTCATCATATTCTTCTTTATGATGCATGGTTTTTTCATGACCTTTCACTTCTTTTTTAGCAATCTTCTTTGCTTCTGGTGGTGTAACGCAATCACCATCTTCGTTCATTGCCATCTTAGTAGCAGTTGCATACATCACATCTTTCCAACGAGCACCATACTTCTTCTTGAAGTCTGCTTGTTTATCTTTCATAGACATCACAATCTTCTCACGGCGTTTCATTTGTGCATCTGACATTTCACCGATGTTGTTGTCTGTAAACAACTCTTCAGTTCCGGTTGCTTTGTTTTCTTTCAATGATTCAATGAGTTTATCTTTGAATGTGTATTCAGTTTCTTCATTTGTACTGTGAACAGTTGCACCTTTGATCTTTTTAGCAACATTATCAGCATGACTTTTAGTTGCAAAAGTTTTCCACTTTTTGCCATTTATATGGACATCGTGACTGCCACCTGATTTATTTGCGGGATGATCGGGATTCTCACCGGAGTCGGCAGCAGTTCTCGCAGCTAGTTGACTATCTTTATATTCTTTCTGTCTACGTATTGCTGTCATAGCGGCAGATTGGCTCCACATACTGGGACGCATTCTCATGACTCGTGCTTCATCCACACTGTTATGGTTTTCTTTTTGTTCTTCATCAATCTCAATTGCTTCTTTTTGAGATTTTGCTGTTGTTTTATATTTCTTACCTTGAAACATAAAATGTGGCAAACCTTCTTTTGCAGCAGCATGTGCAGCAGCATGGAAACCAGTTTCATCTAGTTCTGCTTCATCCATTACTTTTTTAACTGCTTCAGCAATGGCATCCATTTGTAATTTATTATTAAACATATTATTTCCTTTTTTTCTTTTTATTTGATATTTCTATACCGATATTTCTACTTTGATCTTTGTATGATTGCATAGGTTCTTTATTACTAGCACCACCTAATACACCACCAACTCCCATTCCTTCATCATCATTTTGAAAACCATTATATTCTTTTAACTTCTTCTTATATCTTTTCAAAAACGGATTATGATCATTTGCTAAAGGATTAGGTTGCGGTCCTTTTGTCATGCCAGCAAAATTAATCACATCATCATTATTATAATCTCTATCTTCAGCATATGTCTGATTACCTAAACCAGCACCTGCGGCAGCACCTTGACCACCTGCACGAGTATCATATTCTTGCCCAACTCCTGCGGGTTTACCAACACGAGCAGCACTTAAAGATGTATCACCACGTTTTCTAACTTTTTTCTTATCATTATCCATTTGAAAGTTTGGTTCTTTAGGTGGTGGATTAAACTTTACAGTTGGAGCACTTTCTGCATATGCTCCCGCACCACCTCCAAATGTATATGTTACACCATTTGGATTCTTTCTTGGATTTGTATTACCTTTAATTTGATCACCATTTAGTCCAACAGTTTTTCTTGCATCCGGTAAACAGTCATCTGGACCTGGTGTATCAAATCTTTTCTTTTCAAATATATTATTACTTAACCTTCTTTGTAACCAATCTGAAGATGTTTCGTTTGTTGTTTTGTTGCTTAGAAATTTATTAGTTGATTGATATACAACATGAATATCTTCTTCTTTATTATCTAGTGAATCTGAATTTTCAAAAATTAAAAAGTCGTTAAATGATTCATTAAAAATATTCATATTGTGTTGTGACTGTTCCCATCTATCTCTACGAATAGATTCGGTCATCATTCTAGATAGATGTGAATTTCTTTCTTTACTCACTTCATCTGATGTATGAACAAATATCATCATTGTTTCATAACCCAGTTCTTCTAGTTCTTCTTTGATATAAGAAATCTTTTCTAGATCATCTGCCGGACCATTGATGATAAGTGGACCACGATTACGAATAGATTCTCTTCTGTAATCATTTGATTTTTCAGACAATTTCTGTTTATCACCAAGATACTGAATTGCTTGAGTATAATTTAACTCAACAGATCGTTGTTCAGGTATGGATTCTCTAATAAGAATATCTTTACCTGATCCTGGGCCACCCGTAACGAAAATAGCCTTGAACATTCCATGATTAACATCTTCATGTAATCCCATACCATGTCGTGTATCATTCATCAATTCTCTTGCGTGTTGATCTGAAACGTGACTTGGAACACCTTGTCTAAATGATGAAAAGTCATTATTCTTAGCATGTTCCCTCATCTTAGTAGCAGACATACCTTCTGCACCTTCAGAGTCTGGATCACGATGTCCAGCAGAAACCACACTAATCTTTTTGAAATTAAATAATGCACCCCTGTGTGTTCCATTATACTTATGTAAAGCATCATGAACTTCTTTTACACGATCTGATCCAGCAACATAAATTAAATGATCATGACCTATTTTATGTAACGATGCTGCATGAGTCAAAAAATTAGGACTATGTTTTGATGATGATCTAATATTAGCTTTAGGTTCATATCGTTTAAGATGCTTAACTTTTTGTTCATCAGATAGTGGATTTTTTTTACTATCTTGTGTATGTGAAACAATAATGTGATGTGGTGCATTAAATCTTGATGCAGTATCCATAACTTTATGAATTAATTTCATATGTCCTGTCGTTGGAGGATTCATGCGACCAAATGCCATTACCACAGGTTTGTGTATTTTTTCATTTTCTTCAAGTAATTTTAAAAAACTCTTCATTTTTATGGTTGACCCAATATTGCTAAATTTGTTAATGGACCATTTCCGTGTTTTACTTGAATACCAAAAGCTTTTCTTTTATTGCCATCTTTATCTTCAGTATGAACATTAATTCCCGAGTCTCCACTCTTCTCAAGATGAATCTTTTTTGCATTTTTTATATGATGGTACATATCGTTATCTGAAGGATCAGTAGTGTGAGCAGAAGCCATCTTCTTACTATCACCTCCACCGGTACCGTGTGTTTTTACATAAGGTAAAGCGTGTTCAGAATTACCTTTTATATAAGTTTTCATTAGATGTTCTTTTAATTCTTGATGTCCCATCATACTATATCCTTCGTGTAACTTATCACGCACTTGTTTGTTTAGTTTCCTAGCATGTTCTAAACCTTTATGATACAAAGCACTATTACGGTATAGTTCGCTTTTTTCACCACTCTTGTCTTTTTTCTCACCAGCAATTTCTTTAGCAGCCGCAGATCTATTTTTACTAACCATCTTATTAGTTTTCATAAACTTTTCTTGTTCTCTTTGCACATGACCAGTTAAGTCGTGACCAATAAGTTTTCCAATTTCACCAACACCACCATTATGAAATCCTATAGCTTTAGATGAAGAAGATTTTAACGACAATCCTAAGTAACCATGTTTTGCTGTTGATGGTTTTTTCTTAAATTTAACAACAGCATCTGATGGATTTTCTTGCTGAGTGGCTTTGATACCTGTCTTTTCTTCAATTTGTCCAGGTTTAGAGGTGTGATGAACTTCTTCAATTCCTTCATAACCTCTTTGTTTAGCATGCTCTAAAAAAGACTTTGCTTGCTCAGGTGCTCTATCTTCTTGTGATTTAACTTCTTGAGTTCCATGTTTTTTATCGAAATTGGCCAAAACTTTTTTATGATGTTCGGCAAAATCTTGATGTTCTTTATTAATCCATTTTTTACCATTTAGATGGTAAACAACCATAGCTTCATTGTAACTACCACGATTAATATTAATTTCTTTACTATCTCTTGCTCTAGCTTTTTCTTGTGGTGTCTGTGAAGATTTTAATTCTGTAATATATTCTTCATGTAATTTTCCAGCATAAATTAAATCATGATCATGTTTAAGAATATTAAGTACTTCATCGTCTGTTTTTCCAACGAAAGTATGTGTTACATCACCCTCATCATTATGAACGTGATGAATTTGTCCGTCTTTGTGAACTTTATACATACCACGAACTGGATGAAAAAGTGTATGTATTTCTTTACCTTCTGATTCTTTTATAAATTGTATAAATGATTTCATTTACGTACCCTAAGTAAATTAGCTTTTGCAAATTCCTTTCGATCAACCAATTTAGTTGGTTCGCCAGCATGATTAACTACAAATCCTTCAGGACCTGTTCTTTTACCATCAATGTGATGTTCCAAACCACCTTCATGTTGATTTAGTGTATTAACTAATACATCTTTAGCTTTCTGTAGATGATGATGAAGTTTCAAGATATTTTCGTAATCTTCTTTATGTGAATCAATATGTTGTGTGTGATATTTCAATTCTGAGTTTTTACGTGATTGAGCAGCTGGAGTTTTTAATTTATCAATTGCTTTTTTATACTTATCTGTAATATGTTTTTTTAAACCTTCAGCTGAAGGTTTTTCATCTGTTTTTATAGTATGATTAATATATGTTGCAAGATGACCTGTTTCACCTCCGTGAGGTTCTATCGTTTTATACATGTTTTTTTTGTGTTCATCATGTATCTTCTGTGCGGCAGTCATGTGATTATTGAATTCTTTTTGATCAGATTCGGAATAATGAACTTGTTTTGTATCATGTGTTGGTGATTTTTGATACACATCAGGATGATGATTAAAATTATGCAAATCTGGATGTGGATCAGATTTCATTGAATGAATATTATCACCATGATATTGAGTATGAGTTACAATACCAATTTTAGAATTTTTAATTCTATCAGCCTCTTCACCTTTAGCCGTATATGTTATGGTATTAGGTGTGAAAGATACTTTTCCACCTTTTTCATGCTTCAAATCATCACCTGAATGCATGATATCACCTTGATAGACACCAGTTTTAGGTGCAACTTTTTTAAGGTGATTCAATGCTGCGTGTAATTTTTCCATGAGTCCTGGTGCATGACCATGATTTTTTTCAATATCTTCATGTGTGTAATTAATTTTTGGTGTCTTGTTAAATGCAGACTTACTTGCCACGAAAAACTTACCATTTTCTGGATGGTGACCGAATACAACAGCCGGTGAACCATCATATTTCATGGTTAGTGTTGAACTTTTATCACCAGATTTAATATGATTGTGAGCTTGTATCAATGCACCTTTGGTATGTTCAAAACCTTTTGATCCATGAAATATAGGACGATCTTCAGCATGATGTATATGCTTGAGTTTACCATCTCCAGATTCTGTTTCCTCTTTAAGGAAACTTAAGAAAGACCGCATTGACTTTTCTCCAGATATGCAACACACTATGGTTGCTGATTTTCATTGTTACAGTCTTATTTATACAACTTTGAAGTTTCTATTTTTTTGACGTAGAAATCTTCAAACAAATACATAGTGGTCACAGAATTACATAACATCTTTGATATCCACACTTTGCAAATGTGATTTGACTACCAAACAATTCAGTTATTGCTCTTTTAGCACCTTCAAGTTCATAATCATCAAACCACATAATACCACCTTTTACCATCATTGGTTTGAGGTAATTAATGCAGTCGATATATGACTTATACTGATCAACATCAATGTGAGCAAATGCAATACTTGGCATTTCTACAGCACTTTTCGGAAATATACCTTGTACTACTTTAGCATAAGGTAATGCATCTCTGACTGCTTCAAAACTAGTATCTCCAAAGTCACCCACTTTATGTTTTTCATAATCCTCTCTGAAAGGAATACCAGTGAAAGTATCATACAAATAGATTTCTCTATTTTGTTTTTCTGCAAGTTCCGTCAAATATGATGCAGTACCACCTTTGTAAACACCAACTTCAACGAAACATCCTTCAGGAACATTACTTGCAGTTGCAACTAATTCTTTAATGATTCTAATATCACCTACTGCTGATGGTAAATAATTCATTTTAAATCTCCAACTCTTTTACGTGAACTAGTTTTGATTTTCTGTTTAGATAATAGTGTCTTTCAAAATCAAACTCAACTGGTCTTCCATCCCAAACTCGCATATCTTCATCCCAACATACGATAGTTTCTTTATTCATCAAATCAGCAATGATACCGACTCCAGTAAATGTAGTAATAAACTTGTTAGGATTGGTCTTGATGATGAAACAATTATACATTAAATCTTTACTATAATCCAGATATGCTACTTTATTAGGATCTGGATTTGCACCATTCTCCACAACATTAGTATTTCGTCTAGTATCAATAGTTGCATGATTCCATCTATCACCAATTATTACTTTATCAGTAAAACAATCAATATCTAAATCTTGAACTTTTATTTCAAAAGAATCATCAACTTGAAAATCTAAATTGTAGTGATCTCTTAACCAGTTTTCATAACGACATGTTTCAATTGGTCTATTTGGATCAGTCTTATCTTCTCTTGTCCAAGAACTAAGATTTACATAATTACCATATGGTATAATATCATCATCAAAATTAACATCAGTAAACAAGTCCTGATAAAGTAGAAACTCTTTGATTCCATTAAACTTTTTCATTTCACTTCTTATAGTGAAATCTAATTTACCGTATGTATTCACTAATCCCGATATAACAGGAATAGCATTCATGAAATCGCCAAGATTTGCTGTACATTCAATTCTAACTTTCATTGAAGTTCCTAAAAATAACAAATGGATCGTTTTCTTGAATTGGGTGAAGTTCAAATATATCTTTTTGGTATAGATATGCTAACAACATTAAAGTCTGGTCATCGTCAATCATATTTGCATCTGTAAGATTCTTAAATGCACCACGAATCAATTCTTCTAACTTAGGCCACATTTCTTTACCTGCAATAATTTTAGCACCAAACATATGAACAATATTATTTGCAATAATAGTTTGAATAGGTTGACCTTGATAATCTCTAAAATTAAAGAAATGTATTTTGTCAGTTGCAAATGGATATTTCCATTCTTTTACATCATTTAAAGTTTCTTTAGTTCTACAATATCCAAAATCTAACCACGCAACAAGATCAGTATCTACAAAATTGTTCTGAATAGAAAAGTTTACCAAATGTGATTTTAGATAATTAACGAGAACATAATCAGCGGACCAGTATTCTGGATTCCTAACTTGCATTGGACTGATCATATTTTGAAAGTTTGGATTCTTCTGAATCTTAGAAATTAGGTCTCGTTCTTTTTGAAACGTGTTTGGAAAATCAATACTAATTATTTTAGTTTTAGTCATTTTATCTTTACGAATCTGGTAGACTTTATCTGCCAAATCTTCAGATGTAAAGATGACCATTTCATTATCTAATTGTGCCAGATGGCCAAATCTTTCAAAATATGTATCAGTTGTTCTATGAAGATAGTGAGGAAGACCTTTCTCTGGAGTCCAGTTTCCTCTACCTATGTCAAAGAAAGCAGTTACAATTGAGATATCACTCATTTGTATTTTGCCTCAATAGACTCTTTCCACTCAGGTACACGATCATATTGATGAACAATTGTGAATTCTTTGAACTTTGAAGTCAACACTTTGCCACCTAACCATTGTGGTTCTGCTTCCAATAGATTTGGACGGAATGAATCCATCTTAGAAGGATCAGCAACAGTACCTGCTTGACATGCCCAACCATCGCTTTGTTTTGCAAATAGAGTTACATCTTTGAATGGTTGAGTTTGAATCAATACATTGAATACTGCTTGATCAACGATTCGAATTGGTCGTGATACTGAATTGAAGAAAATGTTAAATGCCAAATCTTTCATGTATTCGGCAGTACCACCTAGAGTACCTACATTATAGATTTCATTTTCTTTGAAGATTTCATGAACATATGGACCATAGGTCTGCTTCAGATTATCATCACCCCATGCTTCATCTTTATATTTTAATGCTTCAGATCCAGCAACAAGTTTCTTGTCACCTAGATTTTCTTTGAGCCAGTCAATTGGATTCTTTTGGAAGATAACATCTTTAACATCAGTGGTAACAACATAATCATACTCTTGCCATGTATCTTTGAGTAGATTGTAGATGTGGAAGAATCTCTCAATATGAATAGGTGCTGGTGTTTCATGTTTGAACATTTGTTCAGCATCATCTTGATCAAACACGATGACATTGAAACCAGAATCTGAGATTTTTTGAACGGTATCAAATGATGCGTTGAACACGATCATTACCTTGTCACCTTCAAACCCACATTGATTGACTGAGTTGATCCAAGGAGCAACTTTATCAAAATCATAATTTGTCATTGCACCAATAATTAAACTTTTCTTTTCCATGGGAATTCTCCATTATATTTGTCATTCATAATTTTATTACCGTTTTCGAAAAACTCTTGAGTTACTGAGCCTTCATTTCCTGCTAATCTATAATTCACTGTATATTCACCAGTACAATCAAATTGATTAAAATGTTGTGCTATGGTGTGTAAGAATACTCTATCTTGTCCCCAACCACCATGCCAAGCACTTGCTAATTTAGTTGCAACATCAGTTTTGATACAATATGTATTTGTATCAACATGATTCACTCCATGATATGTTGGCCACTTACCTAGTGATTCACAGTCATCATTACATATATATTCACCATTCTTATCACATATTTTTCTGAGAGAATAACACCAATCTAGATTTTTTGATTGAATAGTATCAACGCAAGATGCAACATGATTAGAATCAAACCAGTTATCTTGGTCCAAGTATAACACATAATCTGTATTAAGTAAATGGGTAAATGCAGCATAAACACGATGACCGTAGAATCCATTTGCACCAACATTAATTGGTAAATAACAGATTTCTAAATTCTTATGGTGTCCTGCAATTAGTCTGGTCTTAGAATGAAACTTTCTACCATCTGCAACAACATAACATTTGGTCGGATATGACTGAGAAAGAACACTATCGATTGCCTGTTTAACTTCGTCTGAACCTGTTGTAGGTATAATCACTGTTGATGTCATAATAATATCCAATAAGTTTAATATATCTTACCAAAAGGTCCAAATCCTTTTCCTCTTTTTTCAGCTAAGAAAAATAAATCGGTTATAAATTTTTCCATTCCATCATTACCTATGGATAATATTTTATAAAGAAAATCTAGCTGCATTAATTTAGAGTTTGCTGTTCCATAATTATCTTTATCATTTAACATTTTCATCATAGAAGTTGAAAACTCTATATCACTATCAATTTGTGTTTTTGATTTTTTCTTAATACTGTTAAATTGTTTTTTATATTCTTTAATATTTGAATTGAAATCTGAAGCTGTTGTTGCAAAATTCTTCCAGTTATTATCAATAGTTATGCCATGTTTTTTCCCGGCATCTATAACTAAATTAACAGGAGCTTTACCTATTTGAGCTGCTGCTCCAGGTTCTTGAAACTCAAAAATTAAATTACCCGGATTATAAGTTCTACCTGAAGTTCTAACTGTCAATGTGTATTTCACTTCTTCTTTAGTGTATTTCACTGTGAAAAATATTCTTAAATCATTAGCTTTAAAAGTTCCATCTGGACGAAGTAATAAATCATATCGTATTTCTTCAATATCAAAAGTTGGATGTTTTCCACTCGTAAATAAAACTCCATCTTTAATATTAACTTCTTGATATCTAGCAACACTTTCTTTATTTCCAACTTTTTTTAAAGATATTCCAACAACTTTTCTTTCCTGGAAAAAGGTACGTAAAAGAGCGTTTAATTTCTCAATATCGTTACTCGTATCAACAGTATCTGTTATTTCTTTGATAACTTGTTTTTCATTCTGTACACACCAAACATCAGCTGGATCCCAAGCGTCTTTTTTTGAAATACCATATTTCTTATTGACTAATTTCGAAACAAATTCCATAAATCCTCCTTTTACACTAAATTCTTTAAATTTAGCGTCAGAGAATTCAACTAGGAATCTTTTTTGTTGTTTATAAAAAGTTTTAACCCAATCTTGATCAACATATGGATAAATTCCTTGTTTTGATTTTGTACCTATAATGTTTTTTTGAAAATTAACATCTTTCCAAATTTCGTCAGGACTTGCATATTTTACATTATCATTTAATGCTCTGTCAAAAATCCATGCAGAAGTTTTTTCTTGCATTTCTGTCAATTCTGATGAACTTGGCATGTTCCGTTAACTCCAAATTAAAATATTTATCTTATAATCTGAATATCTTTACCTGAAGTCCATACTTCAAGTTCTGTTCTTAATCTACCCTCTGATTTCAGAGTTTCGTATCTATTTATTGCTTTATTTCTCCACCATTCAACAATATTACTTAGATTATGTTTCTCATAATTTTCACCAGGAATTAATTTATCAGTTTTACATGCCATATAGTCTACCATATTTTTAAAACCATAATCACTAGTATAGTATCTTTTCTTTTCTGTTAAACTTTTAGCCGTTTCAATTGTATTTAAAAATTCATCACCTTCTTTAGTTCTTTTAAGTGCTGATTTAGTTAAAGCTATAATTTTAACAAAAATTCTAAGTTTTCTACTTGTTGTTGAAGTATCTCCTTCCAATATATCTCCAACACAACTTTCAACATAATCTTTTAGTTTATCATACGCATCACCATGTAACATAGGTACCATATCTGATTCTGTTAATCCTCTAAATCTAATATATGGTTTCATACCATCATATTGTGAAACACTCTTAGTGCTACCATATAAACTAGTGGTCTCAAATAAACATAAATTCATATTGTATTTTTTATTACACATCTCACGAACTTCGTGTGATGTACAAATTGCCGCTATAAGTTTACCGCCAAGATAATTATATCCAAAAGGTTGAGAGGGTACGATCACAAATCCCATGATACTGGATGCATTAAATCTTTTAGATGTGTCTGGATTTTGAATCCATACATGACCTAATAGTTGATTTCTTGGTGCCATGTAAATCATTGGCGATCCCAATCGAATAAATCCTATAATCTTTCCTGTATTTTTTTCTCTAACAGCAAGTTGAATATTTTTACCAACCGGAGACTTATTCACATGTGAGGATGTAATACTGACTAATGTTTCCCATTGTTCGTTTGGTATCTCACATACTTCAATATCCATATCTTTTGGATGCATAGTGAAATCTGAAAACAAATCATCCTCAGGAGGAAATAAAGATGAAGGAATAGATTGTACATGTTTTAATTTCTCTTCACGCATGTACTGTTCAATAGAACCAGTGTTCTCAAAATAATCTTTGAACATTTTGGCACAGTGTAATGCCTCATCCCTTGATAACATCATATTTTAAATCCTTCAAATGATTTCTTAAACTTATCTTCTGATTTTTCTATTCTACCAGCATCCGCAATATCAACTTGTGCAGATTGTTCAGTATCATACAACTTCATCTTTGCTCGATCAATACCTACAGTGAATCGTTTATACATTGTTGGATCAGAATATCTATTCTTCAATTGTTTCACCATAATCTGACCAAGTTCTTCGAGTTCTTCACTGGAAATCAAAGCAAACATCAAATCCGCGGTTGCCGGGAGACCAAACGATTCACTAGTGTCTTCCAATCCCGGATCACTGCTGGTAAATCCACTTCTTGTTGTCTGAGTAGCAGATACCAAGGGAACATTAAACTCAACTGCCAAGCCCCTAAGTTCTTCAGCAATTGCCTTAACATAGGTATAGGAATTAACAGATGCACCAGCTTTAATGCGAGAAGAACAACAGATATTGAGGTAATCAACAAAAATAATGTCGGGAACAAAACTACGCTTAAGATTAAGTTCATTTAACAAAGTCCTAAAATGTGTAGATGATGCAGATGCAGTTGGATATTCTTTGATGATCAATTTACCATTTGTCATCTTTTTAACTCGATCTACTTTTCTATCATACATATCTTTTGGTAAGTCTACCAAATCATCAAGTGTTACATTCAAAAGATTAGCATCAATTCTTTCAGCAATCTTCTCTTCCGACATTTCCATGGTGATGTAAAGTACATTATAACCCTGTACCATGCATCCTGCTGCAACATGACACATGAATAATGATTTACCGACTCCTGTACCAGCAAGTGCAATATTTAGAGTTTTATTTGGAAGACCACCCTTGGTAATCTTATTGAAGTATTCTAGATCAAATGGAATTCGTTCTTCTTTTTTATGATAGAATTCAAATCGTTCATCAGAATCATCTAGATAATCATGACCAACTGTTGTATCAAAACTGATAGCAAGAGCATCAGATAATATTGTAGGAATTGCACCTTTATCTTGTGTTTTATCTTTACCATCAAGAATTGTAATAGAATTCAATACAGCATTATAGATTGCTTTTTCTTGACAGAATTTTTCTGTCTTATCTGTAAGCCATTGAATTTTAGACTCTTCTGATTTAATCTTTTCGATTTCATCAAGATAAGTCTTACAAGATTCTATTTCTTCGTTGGTGAGATTGCGTCTATCTTTGACAGATAGAATAATGGCTTCGGTAGATGCGGTGGAATTGTATTTTGTAGTAAAAGAGTGAATCTCTTCATAAATCACTCTTTCTGTTCTATCAGTAAAATACTCAGATTTTAAAAATGGTAATACTTTGCGGAGATATTCTTCATTGTAAATTAAATTCTTCAGTATTGCTTGTTCCAATCTCTTCATCATCTATTTCCTGATCAATATTAGCAGACATAAGTTCAACTAGAAAGTCACCAAGATAGTTCTTAAAATCACTGTCTTTTTCTAATTTTTTTGGTTTATCTACTATAGATTCTAACACATCATAACCAAAAAGTAAATAGACTTGATCATCTTTTTCTTCAAATTTGACCTTACCATATTTAAATAATGTATCTTTGTATGGACCATCAAGCAGTTTAATGTGAACCGCTTGATTATCTTCTTTAGGATAAATGAAACAATAATCTAGTCCTTCAATCATATTATGCCTCTGCAAATATATTTTCCATATCGTCTTCCATGATATTTCCAGAAGCAACTTGATATTTGTTTTCAACAAATTTACGGAATGAGTTATCTTTAAGAATAGGTAACCAGAAATCTTTAGTATCAGTATCCTTGATACGATACTTCTTATCTTCTACCTCACCAGTTTCAGTATTCACTTTACTATACCAACCCACTGAAGGTTTAACAACATGTCCAGATTCTAATGCAATATCAAGAAGACCTGACCATTTACTGATACCACCATCAAACGACACTGTAACTGGAATCTTAGACTTTTCTTTCACATATCTAGATTTCTCTACATTAATAATGAAATTGTAACCAACAACTTCTGTTCCTTCTTTTTCTTGTTGACGACCAATGATAAAGATATTATCAGCAGAATAATATGAACCAGTACCACCGCCTACCACGTCTTTGGCATACAGTTCCATCGTTTTATATGTATGATTGACTACGATCATCGGAATATCTTTCATGGTCAAGTGTGGTGTGACCATGCGGAATAGAGATTTGATCTGTTTGGCTCTTGACATATCAGCAACAGATTTACCTTCAAGAGTATCTTCAACTTCTTTCTTAGAAGCAAGATTACCAATAGAATCTATGACAATAATCAACTTATCGTCACGATCTAATTGTGTGAGTTGTTGCATTACATCAAATTTAAGTTGCTCAATATCAACCAAGGGAGTGTGTAATACTCGATCAGTATCAATGCCAAAAGTATCAAAATAAGATTGAGGAGTGCCAAATTCTGAATCATAGAATAGTAGTGCAGCATCCTTATATTTGTCTAGAAACGATTTGGCCATCAAAAGTGAAAATGCAGTTTTAAAGTGCTTTGATGGACCTGCCCACATAGTAAGACCTGGAGTTAGACCACCATCTAACTTACCAGATAGTGCCACATTAATAATTGGCACTGCGGTAGGAATCATATCTTTATCTAGAAAAAACTTAGATTTAGATAAAATTGCTGATTCCTTAATACTGCTATTTTTTCTAATTTTGTCAAGTATACTCATTTTATTACTCCCATTCATAACAACATTATTAATTATTTCTTTCTCTTTTTTTTATCTACTGTAACATGTTCTTCCATATACACACCGGGTGCCAAATGTGTAGTCTGTTTAACAATATCTTCTTCAGGTTCTTGAACAATAGTATTTGCAACAGGTTCAGTATCGAACATTTCAATAGTTTTGTCAACCTCAAGTTCTCCAGATTCTTTTAATTTTTCAAGAATGACTTCTTCATCTGGTGATAGTTTAGGTAGTTCATCATTATGAATTTCTTCTACTTGTTGTTGTGCCTGTTGTATTTGATCTTCTGATAATGGACCATCATCTCGTTCGTAATTAACTTGAGTTTGTTGAGATAGTTTTTCATCTTCTTTTTGCTTTAGTGAAATGTTAGCGGCAATTAACAATAAAACTGCAAGAGGATCAAATACTGCCATGATCAACATAATAACTAAACGAACAGCCTTATCAATAGAATCGCTTGATGTGCCATAAACCAACTCAGCAACATACTTAATTGGTCCAACTTCAACTGAAAGTGAATTAGATTCTTTGATTAGAGGTAATCTATCTTTAGCAATCTTTCTTAATTCTCTTTGTACATCTTGAATTTGATTGTCTAGTTTATTACTTGCTGTAGATGGATCTTTAGCACGAGCAAGAAGATAATTTAATTTATCATTTGCTAGTTTTTCTTGTTGATTAAGAGCAGTTAAGTCTGCTTGATTTGCACCTAGATCAATAGTTGAATTGATATGTGATTTGGCCAAGAAACCAAATATACCCATACTAGTAATGAACATTAAGGTTACAACAGCAGCCGAAAGATAACTCTTAAGTAAAACTGGAGCAGTTCTCCAATTACGATACAACCAAGATGCTGTGACTAGTTTACTCATCTCTAGTACAGAACCCATGAAAACGACTGGCCAAAATGCACCAGTGAAGATTGAAGCAAGTCCAATAACTGAGTAATATGCCGCTATTCCTGACAATAATATTGCCGATAGAAATGTTAGGTATATCATGAGAAGAAGTCCTCGAGTGTGTTTTGTTTTTCGGTTTTCCAACCAATACAGTCTAATATGATTTTCAATGGTTCGACAAATGCTTTCTCAAATTGAATATTATAATCTATATATTGGTCCATGTCAAATTCTTTTGGTAATCTAGAAGGGTATGAAATTACGGTATTCTTAAGAGGATTTGGCATTTTCAAATACGCAAACTTGATCTTCTCACCTTCTTGTATAAGTGGATACTTTTTTGTAAGATTCTTTTCTTTTAGAAAATGATTATATAATATTGCACCCTTAACGTGAATCGGCGTTGAAGGTTTGTATAAAGTAAGTGCATCTGAATATTTATTCAATCCATTAAGTCCACGAGGAAAAGAAATATCTTCTGGTGGTAGACTATTAAATTTTATCTTAAAGTCCGCAATGAACTGTTGAATATCTATCTCAGTTCCTTCCATCATAATCTTGATTGATTCTGCCATTTTGTGCCGAATAACTTGTGGAGTGGATGACTTAATCATCTCTAGACCCATGACTTTTAAGTCTGGTTCTTTATATCTCACACCTTCATTATCAAAAACATTCAGAATGTATCGTTTCTTTGCAGTCCAAATACCTTTGTTTGCCAATGCTTCACGCTTCATTTGCATTTTTTGGTCGTATGCGTGAACGTAATCAGCAAGTTCCTGAAAACTCTTATCAATATATGGTTGAATCTTATCCTCACAAATCTTATCCATGAGGGTGATAACCTTTTCAGTTGTCTGTTCTTTTTCAAACATCCTATTAATAAGAGGACCAAGATGGAGATAAATTGAATCTGTGTCTGAGGCGATAACATAATCATGTTCCGTTTTCAAAAGTTTATTTAAATAATCATTTAACTTCGCTTCAATCCAACGAATAGATAATTTACCTGCCATCGTAACAGCCAGTGCCATACGCAAATCATAAAATCTAAAGTATTGAGAACCTAATGCACCATAAGCAGAATTCAGTGAAACTTTCTTTGCTAACTGAATGTTGTTATATTTTGCAATATTCTTTGAAATCTCATACTTTTTATTATCATCCGATTCGTTTTCGTATTCTTGCTTTGCTTTCAACATCAACTTCTTAAACTTCTTTCGATCTTCATACATCTCTTCTAACATCTTTGGTAGAAAACCTTGAACGTCAGTTCTGAAAAATTGACCATTAGGTGTTAATGTAACATTAGTGAGTCTGAAAGTGTCTACATGTTTCATTAACAGTTCATCAACAGAAACACCAGAAGAAAGAATTTCACGCATTTCATTCGTATAGTTTTGTGGGTCAATCAAAGTTTCCGGTGAGATATTATATTGCATCATCAAATGAGGATATAGACTGTTCAAGTCAAATGATGCAACCCAATCATACATTCCAGGTACAGGCTCTTTAACATATGCACCTTCAAATGCAGAATCTTTTTCTTGAATCTCTCGTGGTGGAACAATGATGTTTTTATTCAGAAGATATGAATATGTCATTGCATCCCACATTCTAGTTTGTGCAAAGACATCTTCAAAGTTAGACTTGGTATCATAAGCAAGAGTAATTGCTAATTCTACAAGTTTTAACTTATCCTCGAGTTTAAGAATGAGTTCAACGTCTTTAATATTATATTCAATAAACTTCTGAAAGTTTAAACGATACAAAGAATGAAGATTATCATATTCATCATATGATAATTTGCTCTCACCGAGTTCAACATTAGCAATACTATCTAACTTGTAAGATTCTTGTGATTTACCGCCAGGTGCATACCATTTGTATAGTTCGATATAATCTAAAGAAGATACACCCATCAAATCATATGATGTGAGTTTTCGACCATTATTTGCGTTGACTACTCTTTCACCAATATAATTCCAAGGAGATAGTTTCTTGGCCTCATCTTCGCCAACTATTTTTCTAAATCGATTGACGAGATAAGGAATATCAAAGAACTTTGTATTCCAACCGGTGATAATATCTGGACATTTTGCTTCCCACAGAGCAAGGAATTTCTTACATAAAGAATATTCATCTTTACACTTTACATAAATCTCATCTTCTTTTGCTTTGTAGTCTCCACAACCAAAAACATAAGGTTTGATATCACCAAAATACTTAATAGTGATTGCTGTGATGGGTTCGTTAGCAAGATATGGATCTGGAAATCCATTCTCTGATCCGACCTCAATATCGATTACACCAACAAGAACTTTCTCAACATCATAGTCAACCATTTCTCGATGTTGATCTGCAATGAAGGCATACTCGAATCGAGTTTGACCATATATCTTTGGTGCATTATCTATATCTTTGAATTTTTTGACATATTCTCGTGCATCATTAATAGAGTCAAAAGTTTTCTCATCAAGATATTCACCAAGCAATGATGTGATGTTGGTTACTTTTTTGGAAGGAATATAGAGTGAAGGAGAATAATCAATTCTCAATTTCACTCTTTTACCATTGTTGACTCCTCGATAAAGAATCTTATTACCGAAGGATTGTACATTCGTATAGAATTTTGACATTTAACCCGTGATGAGTTGTTTTGAAGGAAGAACAATACCTGATCCAAAGATTTGATTATAATTATTGATGAAATCTTCAGCAGGAACATAAGAGTATACTACAGAACTCTTAGGAATATCAATCACTGAATCTTTCTTTTGTTCTGCATGAAGGGGGAAGGGAGTTAGTCCAACATTAGGTTGTCCATTTTGTCCTCGAACAACTGCAATACCTACTGGATTTTTAATTGAATATGATGTTGAATCGTTCATCAACTCACCTAAAACATCTTCACCACTAGTTAATTTAAAAACTTGAATATTCATAATAACCTCATAATATAAAAAATGGAGCGGAATACCAGAATCGAACTGGTGACCGAACCTTGGCAAGGTCCCGTTATACCATTTAACTAATTCCGCAATTGAACTATTATAATATCATATTATATATGATTTGTCAATATATTTTATGCTGCTCTTGATAGAATCTCTTTCATCCTATCTGCACAATAACTTGCAGCAAATGCTTTAGGTTTGACCATAGGATATACATTACAAGTTCCTCGAATATATCCTATTGCTTGTTGAACTACACATGAACTTCCGTGCATCTCATTTGGATTAATATCTAAATGCACTTCAACATGATAGTCTTCAACAATATCTGCTATATTTTGAAATAGTTCAGATACTTTATAGACTTCATTCATCAATCGCATTGCAGGTTTATCTTTGCGTTGATCGAAATCTCTTTCTCGTGTTGTTTCACCAAATACTTTACAACCATTGCAGGCGTTAATATGAACTACGATAGCAACAGTATAATCAGCATACCATTCGTCATCTATAATTAATCTTTCAGAATCGGCTCCTAGATAGATTTTGGTATCAGGTCCTTGTTTAGAAATAAAATCTCTAACTTCTTCAAAATTAATTCTTTTGTTCATACTAACACCTTTTTTAAAACAATATTACTTAGTTGCGATATACATTGTGACTTCAAATCCAAAACGCAAATCGGTTGCTTGAGGTGTTGTCCACATAGTCATTCTCCTTGTTGATAAAGTATGTAATCAAAATGATCACATATAAGTATCTTATAAGAAAATCGAAGAAATTACAACGTAAACACACTTAAACACTAGTCACGATTTTCATGAGTTGGGCTACGAAGGAGGGACTTGAACCCCCAACCTACGGTTTTGGAGACCGTTGCTCTGCCAATTGAGCTACTCCGTAATTATTACTAATATTTATCAATCTCTTGGAGGATATAGACCTTGAATCGCAATAATTTCTCTAGGTTGACCTTCATGCCATGGTACTTTATGTCCAGTAGCATCGGTTGGACGCAAATCAGGTAAAGCAAATGTTGTTTTACCATCACCACCATACACATTACCTAACAAAGAATATAATGCTACATTTTGTTGAATTTGAAGTAGTCTACCATCACAGTCAGCAAATCCGATTGGAGTAAACATGCCTGCAAATTTAATAATCGTTGCCAAATAGATATCCATCATAATCTCCCTATATTAATGTTGATGTGTTTCAAAAGTTTTATCAAATTGATTCTGTGCATCCTCAAAACCAGGTTCTACAATTACCCACACTCTAGTTCCTTTAGGTACAACAAATGAATCTAGCATGATAGTGTTAGTGTCTGCGGTATTAACACCTGTCATTCTACGATTTGGTGGCATCCAATAGCAATTTCCTGCTGGAGCAACAAGAGGTTCAGCACCTTCCATATATAGTGTCATTTCACCCGATACTACACAAGTTTGACCACCGTAAGGATGCATGTGAATTGGACTGCGTGTACCTTTTTGTCTTACTGTACGACTGGTGATAAGTTCCATACCGTTAAGACCTTCTGTAGCATCTAGAACTCTAGTCTCGAACATACTCTTACTAGGTGTCATTGGAGGAACTTGACCATTAATTTTGTTACCCATAATGTCTACTGCTGGATTGGCGTGAGCAAAAGTAGATAATAATACTAATGATAATAATACTTTTTTCATAATTAAACTCCTATTCTTAAACAATATTTTGGTGGGTTGTGACGGGTTCGAACCGCCGACCATCGCCGTGTAAAGGCGGTGCTCTACCAACTGAGCTAACAACCCAAATTTTGGCGGAGACTGTGAGATTCGAACTCACGATACCTTTCGGTATGACGGTTTAGTAGACCGTTGGTTTCAGCCGCTCACCCAAGTCTCCGTTAAGTTTCACAATGCATTGATACTACAGTAAGACCTACACCATTAGCAACAACACCTTCACGAAGTAGATATTCTTTTTGTACACCATATGCTTGTCTTTCTAATGCTAAACTATTTTCACAAGACTTATCATTAAACATTCCATTTTTAAATTGAAGATAATGAACCATCTCATGTAGTATGATACTATCTGCAACTTCATTTGTCAAGTCTAATGAATCTAATATGTATATATTTTCACCGCCAGTTTCTGGAAACCATCCGGCAACTTTACAATTCATACTACCATAACATACATGGTCTACAAAGAATTGTTTGGGCATTAAAACGAGATTGGGAACATTTTCGGAATGTAGATTACTCAAAATTACAGCATAACTAAAAAGTATTGCTACTAGAGTATCCACAGTTTTTATCCTTTTTAGTGTGGAGTGGAGCGGAATATCAGAATCGAACTGATGTCGAAAGATTGGAAATCTCTAGTTTTACCATTAAACTAATTCCGCAATTTGGCTCCGGACAAGAGAATCGAACTCTTCTAACCAGTGATTAACAGTCACGCCCATGCACCTTGCTCGGGTTTTCCGGAATTGAAACTAATAACTTTTACCTTCTTGATAACGAACTTTTCTGTAATGCCTTCCGTTACCTTTATTTGCACCTTTATATGTTGGTGTTTGTGAATGACAATTTGGACAGATTAGTGATAAGTTTTCTAAATGATTGTTTTCAGAATTACCATCAATATGTTCCAATTCCATAACTATGGATTTATTATTCCATTCAGTTATATCACATGTCCAACATTTATTACCATAATTTTTTAACAGATATCTTTTTAATGTTCTGTGAGAGGCTTTACCATTTTTAACAGATTGATGTAGATTAAAATCTTTTTGACACTGTATCGAACAATATTTCCTTAGTTTACCAAATATTTGTTTTGAACAACTTAAACATTTTATTGTTAATTTTTCTTTCAATAAATTATTGAATGTTGTAGCACATGATCTCGAACAAAATTTATTATTTCTTTTTTCATAACTATGTTGATTATTACAATGTTTACATATTTTAGGTAACAGATAATATTGTTCCTTATCTCTTAAACTTTTTAATCTAAGATTCTCTTTAAACTTTAAAGCACCTAATTTACCTGCTTCACTTTTGGTCATAGACACAATCGAACTCCTAAATATTTTATATATTAGTATTTATAATAATTCGATTTTATAATACAGCAAGATGGTGCCCCCTGAGTGAATCGAACACTCTCTATCTTTCGAAGCCGGATTACAAATCCGGTGCCATCCCATTCGGCGCAAAGGGGCGTAAAACTTTTACAACATTAAAACTGGTGGAGGATAACGGGATCGAACCGATGACCTATAGCTTGCAAAGCTACCGCTCTCCCATCTGAGCTAATCCCCCACAATAAAAACAATATTAACACACTTGTATATATATGTCAACAAATTTTTGGTGCTCAGGGTCGGACTCGAACCGACACGCTGTTAAGCAATGGCTTCTAAGACCATCGTGGCTACCAGTTACACCACCTGAGCATTACACTGGTCTCCGATGAGAGATTTGAACTCCCGTTATTCTTCATCCCAAATGAAGTGCCATACCAGGCTAGGCGAATCGGAGATAAAACTTGGCGGAAGTGGTAGGATTCGAACCCACGATAGGTTTCCCTATGCTTGATTTCAAGTCAAGTGCATTCAGCCAGACTCTGCCACACTTCCTAAAACTTATGTACCTCTATAATATTTGGATCTAGGTCTACCTTTCTTTATGTTTGCGCCTTTCCAAGTTGCCGTTAAAGCATGACAATTTGGACATAATAATTTTAAATTATCTTCTTTATTATTTGTAAAATCGCCATCAATATGTTCTAACTCTAATGGAATCTTATTTGTGAATTGATTAACTTTAGACCAACCACATTCACAACAAGAATTATTAAACTTTTCAAACAAATATTTTCTAATATGATGTGATGTTGAAGTTTTTCCACGCATACCATCATGATTATTTAATTTCCACTCAGTAATAAATTGTTTATATCTATAATCATTTTGACATTTTGAATTACAATATTTCCTATCATCGGATTCAAAATGTTTATCACAACTTAAACAATTACTCATTTGTGTAAATCTCCTATGTTATACATATATTTATAACGGCAGTGTTTTACACAGATGCTTTTTAAACTTTACTTCTTATAACTTTTCTTCCAAAGTATAGGTTTCTTTTCCATTTTATACTTATCTGGATTACTTATCCCTTTGAAAACTTTCCACAACTTCTCTTCTAAAATAAATTTCTTGAGTAATCCATATTCTACACCATGTGCTTCAATTTCCCATGGTCTAAAATAATAATATATTTTTTCTGGATCAACTTGAGTGCCTTTCCAGTTTGTTAAAAACGCATTAAGTTCACCTAATGCATATTGTTTTATATGCACCATTTCATGTGCAAGGGTTTCAAATATTCTATCAGCACCTATTGTACCGTCAACTTTAATAATAAACTTTTTAGGTTTACTAATTCTTTTAAAGTCATCAATAATGGCTTCACCCATGTCTTCCATTTTATCAAAGAACATAAGAGTGATCGATAACGACTTCATTAATTCTTTATCATCAAATAATAAATCACCAAAAAACTTTACAGCACGAATAGTAAATGGTTCAAAATCTTTATCAGGACAATTAATAACAGATATTTTCATTCTATATATTCAACTTTTACATTACACTTAGTGAGAAAATCTAAACCATCATCTGTTCTATATTTCTGTTTATAATACACTTTACTAATACCTGATGTATATATCATCTTCGCACAATGAATACACGGAGCATGGGTACAAAACATTACAGCATCTTGACCCGATTCTGAAGATTTGGCCAACTTTGCTATTGCATTTGCTTCAGCATGAATTACTTCATCTTTGGTTACTGTTCCATTTTCACACTCACATTCATTGGTCCATCCAGAAGGCATACCATTATAACCGATAGAAATGATTCTATCATCTTTTACAATAATAGCGCCAACTTGAAGGCGTTTTGCAGTAGATAACTGAGAGAATCTGACTGCACAATCCATAAATGCTTCTATAAATTTAGTTTTCATAATATATATTTGGTGGGCCCACTAGGACTTGAACCTAGGACCAAAGGATTATGAGTCCTCTGCTCTAACCAACTGAGCTATGAGCCCGATTTAACTAAGGGTCTGCCAGGAGGGACTCGAACCCACATACTCCATTTACTCGGTTAATGACGGTTTAGAAGACCGTTGAGATACTGGCAGAGTTAATTAATCTTTATAATCAATCTCGTTGATATAACTCAACTTTTGATCTACTGTCCAATTCTTTAGATACGAATTATCACTATCAAATAGTTCCAGATACTCCGCAGGAGAAATCTCACGACAATCTGAAATCACTTCATCCAATGCTCGTTGTGAAAACTCTTGCCAATCTTGATTAAATGATCCAGTAGTATTCATTACCACTTCATCCATAGCATGGACTTTTTCACGAGCCTCTACCACATAACGAAACTTAGTCAATAAAAGAGTTTCAACCATATATAACTTCTTCACTCGTTCAGTCATACACTCACCTTTTCTTTAAGAGTATCAAAAGAGTCTTTTCTTACATATTTTGGATAAGGATCTTTAAGATTCACTTTAACAGGAATAAATTCGATACCATCGATTTGTTTTGATGGCCATTCCGAAGAAGAAAAATAAACATCTTCGAAATTCAATTTATTTCGAACTTTAATAATATTAACTTTTTGTTTTTGATTAGGTTTTTGGAATGATTTATTCATAATATAATAACTCAATTAACATTCATAGATACTAGTATACACTAGTTTTGGGGACTTGTCAAGTGGGAGGGAAGAATCCCTCCCGAACTAGGATTACTTGATTTGAATCTTCTTAACCGTATCTTGAAGTTTGATCATATTATTCAACCAAACTTTTAACATACCGTTAGTCAATTCAGCACTATTAATCTCTACCTTGTCGGCAAGAGTGAATGTGCGAGTAAAGTTCCTATTGGCGATACCTTTAAAGATGTAAGTTTGAGCATCTTCTTGAGGAGTATCTTCAGTCATACCTTTGATAATCAATTTATTACCTTCCATAGTAACTTCAATATCTGATTTAGCAAATCCAGCAACTGCCATCTCAATGACATACTGAGTATCACTCACTTTTCTGATATTGTATGGAGGATAACTTGGAGCAGATTTGGCTGCGGTATTGGCGATTTCGTTCAATTGCTTGAAGATATCACTATATCCTACAGTAAATGGATCCAAAGACTTGTGGAGTGAATCGAAAGGGAATAGGGTACTTAGTGTGCTTGTCATAGGTTTCTCCTTATTGTTAAGCGAGTTAATAAAAATGTGTGGACCCGATTGGCATCCACACTATTATTTATACACGAAACCTATGATTTTGTCAAGAGTTTTGATAGTTTTTCTTAGTACCAATAGAATACTTTGGAACTAATTCCCAATCATGCTTTTCTTTGTGAGAGATGATCTTAATTTGAGATAAGAAGATTGGCTCTGGATTCTCTGCGGATTTAGTATCAACTATAGTTAACAATTCCCAATCATTTAATAACTTGACAATAGCATTTCTGCGTGATAAATCATTCTCTGATATATCAGTAGACTTACCATCTAGTGCAAAGAGTTCTTTAAAATGAACAATTGCATAATGACCTCTTTTATGCAATATATGACAAGATTGATACAGGATTTTATCTTTCTTGGATGCTACACCGATTCTTGTTAAGGTTTCTCTAACCTTTAAGAAATCATCTTTTTCTTTTAACGATACTTCAACTCCATGACCAGAAAAAATATCTACTTCATTCATTTTAAATCACCTCTATTATTATTTTTATAGTTTTACCTCATAATAATAATATTTATCAAATATTAATTCTTCACTCCACCAGTGTCAACTAATTTCTTAATAGAATCAATCTGTTGTTTAGATAGTATGCGAAGTGCTTGCTTAGCCTTTTCGTTAGAATATCCAAAATAGGTTTTTACGGCCTGTAAGTCATCATTTTTTTCTAATTTTTGCCATGGTTGAAATTTACGCTTCATGGATCGAATAGAATGTAGATAAAAGTTGTATTGCATATCGTTATCAATGAATGCATATTGATTCATGATATTTGCATAATGAATACAATCTGAATGATATGATAATGCTCTATTTACTATAAATGCGTCATATTTCTTGATATCCTCATCTGTTATCAATACGCTTTTTTTAGTTTGAAGAATAGATGGTACAATTTCTTTGAATAAATCAGCCATTATTTAAATTCCAAATCAATCATCAATTCCGTTAAACAGGCCATTAGATTTATCTCTTGATCCACACAGAACGCAGATTGATAACCATACTTGGCCAAATGTAGAACCAGTTGAGGAACAGAACTAGATTTCAACTCTTCTAAAAGACCATCATATAATGTTCGATATAATCTAGCGGGTTCATTATCTAAATTATTAATGACCCATTTTTTACAAGCGGTGTAATCTTTCTCTCGCAAAGATTTAATCAAACTTGTCAGTTGAATATTTGATATATGAGATAGTATACCCTTATCGATAACACCTGAAGATGCATATCTCTGAAGTTCATTCAACACTCTCCGATTATCTGGAAAATGTTTAGTAATCACCGCAGCAACAACTTCTTTATCATATTCAATATTTTCTTGGTCGAGAATCCATTCAACTCGTTTAAAGAATTGGGATGCCATTTTGGCTTTAGAACCATTGATTTTGAAATCAATTACAGAACATCTAGAATGAATTGCATCAATAATTCTATTTTTATAATTACATGTAAAGATAAAAGAACAATTAAGAGATACTGCTTCCATCATACCTCTTAACGATTTCTGAGCATCTGGTGTAAGATTATCTGCTTCATCTAAGATGATCACTTTCCGGCCGCCAGTTAAACTCACGGAAGTGGCATAGTTCTTTACGGTTGTTTGCATGGTAGCAATACCTCGGTCATCTGAACCATTCAGTAGCAGATAATCACATCCGACTTCCTGACAGAGGGATTTAGCAATCGTAGTTTTGCCAACGCCTGCCGTACCTGAAAGCAGTAGATTAGGTATTTCCTTTCTATTTACAAACTCCTGAAATGTTGATTTGATCGAATCGGGAAGAATACAATCTTCCACCCGATTCGGTCGATACTTTTCCACCCATAACAAATGATCCATTCACATACCTCATAATATATTCATTGCACATTAGACCAAAGATAAATTTACTTCCTTTTCAATCTCTTCAATTCTATTTTTGAGAACACTAATTGTGGTAATAAGATGTCCAGTATCATACTTTTGAATCCTAGAGTTTAATATATCATACTTTTGAATCCTAGAGTTTAATACTTCAATTTCATTCTCTAGAAATTTTATGTAAACAAATTTATCAATCATTTGTCAATACCTTCAAATAGTGCTTCAAACTCTTTTTGTTCAGCAACTTCTTCTTGAAAGTTTTGTTTGTATTTCACCTTTGCCATTTTACGAATAATCTTTTTAGGAATATTCAATGCATCAAATGTTGAATCTAGAATGTCTTTGATAGCCTGTTTCTCAACATCCATTTTACTCATACAAACATTAATCTCATCAATAGAGTTTCTTAATGTTTCGAGTTCTTCTTCATTGAAAGTACCGTACAAAGTTTGAACTGTTGTCATTATTTGACCTCACTTTCTTTAGACTCAAATGCAATCCAATAATCGATATCTTCTTTAGAATTCTTGAAGTGGCCAATACCTTTGAAAGAAACATCAACATCATATGAACCAGGAATCAATTTCATATTTTCAGTTTTGAATACAACTTTATAAGTCTTACCATTGCCTTCACCCAATTCAATTGAGTTAGTGTGTGCTGAATCATCAGCAGCATCAAATGTCAATAGATTGATTGTTTCACCATCTGATTGTACAGCAATATGTGGTGATGATAGGACTGAAGATGTTTTCATGATCCAGTCTAGATCACTCTGAGATAGAGAGAACGAACAATCAACAGACGGCAATACAATTTCTTTCTCAGGAGGAGTAACAATCATATTCTTATCGGTCATGCGATACTTCACTTTACTCTTACCACCTTTGAAGATGACATTTGATGAGTCAAAATCGATATCAGCACCATCTTTGAATAGACCATGAACTGCTAAGAACTGATTCAAATCATAAATGCAAAAGTCTTGAGGAAAAGTATCAGATAGGGTGGCTTGTGCAAGAACAGTTTTAGAAGATGACACAGTTGAAATCTTCTTACCTTTCTTGAACTGAAGACCCTGATTGATTGTTGAAAAGTTTTTGAGAACTGCTAGAGTTTCGTTTGAGAGTTTCATATGTTTCTCCATTATGTAATAATAAATTCATCATATACGAAATATGATTATTTGTCAACTGAATATTTAACATCGTGTTCATATAGGAAAGCAATACAACACATTGCATGTGCTAAATGATGTTTTCCGGATTCTGGATCAATTTGTTCACCTTCTTTCCACGCCCAAACATGCCTCTGAAGTGCATCAAAGTATCGTCGCTTGGCATCAGGAACATACATCCAGTTACCTCTTTCATATTTTTGAGCACCAAAGGTTAAAACTTCCACCAATGCCTTAAGAGCAAGTGGTGGAATTAAACCATATTCTAGTTTATCAGAATCAAATTTACGACCTTTGGTTGTATCTACAATAGAAAGTTTGTTTAAATCGTCAATAGTAAGAGGTTCAAGAGGTTTTATAGTAAATTCTAAATCATATTCATTATGCATTTTACATTTCTCCTACAAAGTTTGCCACTGCTGGCATATCTCCTTGGAAATGATAGGTACCAATGTGTGCAGTTTTCATCCAAGGACATAACCAAATCTGGCCACCCATCTTACGCCACATCTGACAGAACATATAATCTTCTGAAAGATAACGATCAGAACCACCACCAGTGATACTATCTTTTGTATCAATAACAGTATCAAAGAATGCATGAATATATCGTGAACCATCAAAATTATCTTGACCCACATGATCTGGACGGTACCGAATACTTGGATATTCTTCTTGCATCTTTTCAAACACTTCACGCTTGATCATCATGAATCCAGTACCAATTTCTAATACCTCTAAAGGTTCAGTCACTTTAAATTGTGATGTACCTTTAACTGGATTAAAAACATAATCTCCAGTCAATTTCTCTAAAGTTTTAGGTTCAATATCGGGATTCTTAGTCATTGCTGTTTTGATGGCTTTCCATTTGATAGCCTTCTTAGGATATGGACCACCAATAACATCTTTATCCAAGGCAAGAAGTGCAATCACATCTCGTGGATCAAAGTTAATATCAGAATCTAAGAATAACATATGGGTACAATCTGATCGATGAAGAAATTCATCTACCAAATAGTTTCTTGCACGAGTGATAAGTGATTCGTTGAAGAGGAATGAGAATTTAATTTGTAATCCATATTGCATGGATACTGATTGTAAATCTAGACAGGCTTTCATGTATAGTCCGTGATTGACACCACCATACATTGGAGTTGCACAAAACAGTTTCTTTTTGGCAAGGTCATCCTTTTTAATTGTTATTTCCATAATAACTCCATATCAAAGTAATAATAAAGTATAACACTACTTTATATATATGTCAACACTCACGAACTATAAAAAAAAGGGAGCACCAATTAAGATGCTCCCACAACCTTCAATCTACTAATTAGTTACCAAAAGAATAACCAGCAGCAACAGCATATGCTACGATGTCACGAGAAGGTTTACCTAGACGATAAACGGAAACTTTAGAACCATCTGCAAGGGTCTTAGTATTGGTGTAAATACAATGACCTTCTTTACGCAACTCATTGATTCGTGCAGAAACATTAGTGATTCCGAAACGGCGTTGTGCCTGTTTGGTAGTAAAGGTGTTGTAGCCTTCAGTTTGTTGCAAAGCGGCCAAGATGCGTTGTTTAACAGATAGATTTTTGCTCATAATAAAACTCCTATAATGTATAAAAAAAAGTAACTACAATCAATCCTCGTCATCAACGAAGTAATACCATCATACTATGTGTTACAGTATTTGTCAAGTGTTTTTTCAACTTTTTTACAGATTTGTGACATGTTTTATGTAAGTTGTTGATATATATGATTTTTTATGCTTTGAAGTTTTTAACTAACTTCATACCATAGTTGTTAGTTCCGTCAGGAATTACAATGCCAGGCTTCAATTTTAGTTCATTCTTCTTAAAAATACTATAATCAACATAGTGATGCCAACGGCCATATCTCTTAACCATAACAGCAACATCTGGATGAAGATCGACTAACATTTGAGATTTGTTCTTAGTACCTTCGGGATTAAGAGTACCATCTCGCCACTGACTTTTATCCAAAGTACCTTCTTTGTGATAAAATTCTTCTGTATTACCACCCTTAACTGTTTGAGTGGCTGCTTTACCTTGTAAAAATGCATTAAACTGAATAGTACAATCGCCGTCTTTCAATACTCGCAAACAGATATCAGTATCTTCATTGTATCGACCTCGCCATCTATGTTTACAATCATTCGATATCAAAAGTGTAGAATAGATTCGAGTATTCTTAACATACGGAGGATATGCACTATTAGGAGCAATAAAGAATCGATACTGAAATCCTGAGATAGGAACATTTTCATATCGATCTACGAAATCTTCTGCCGCTTTGAATATGGCACCAGACTCCACTCTAATACGCTTATTTTGATGCAATCTATAAAAATCTGATATATTATCATCCAATACCCAATGTTTTTCAGCACCTATAGATATCGAATGATCCCAACACCAGTTTCTAGCACGACCTGGTCCATCTCCATGATTTGAAAATGGTGCAATCAAAAGTGTTACATAATCTCTGATACCAAAATTATCAAGTGCTTCATTATAGTTTTTCTCATCTTGTGGTTCGATAGCAATATAATGTGGAACTTTCATTCGAGCCAGAGATTTTGAGGTCAACATAGATTCATGTCGACCTTTAGATATGATATAAACGGGATGAACAGGATTAGTCATTTTCTTCAATCCATCTCATCAATGCATTTTCTTCTCGATCCAACTTAGGATACCAAATACTCTTAGTTTTTTCTGAAAGATTCTGATCGACCAGTTTAGCAAACGCATCATAATCTTCTTTGTTTCTAAAGTTTAGATATATTTGTTTGTATGGAGGATTATTCTTCTGGTCATAGTCTGGCATACCTTTCCAGTGTTTCTTCCAATCTGGAGTATTATCAACAGGATCAGGAATCTCTTCACCAATAATATCTTCAAGTGTCAATGCTTGAGATGTGTCTCTAACACCTATGCAACTTTCATATACTGTTGTTTCTTTCACTTTTGTCATGTTTATTTCTCCACAATACCCATCTTTTTCATAAATTTGGATTGTTTCTTTTTTCCCATTTGTAATGCGACAGGTCCAACAAGATCAGTATACAGCACACCATTCAAATGATCAAGTTCATGTAAACAACATCTAGCAGTGATACCAGTAAACATTGCTTCTCGTAATTCTCCATTAAAATCATGATAACGGATATGAACTTCTTGAGGTCGTGTAATTTTTAATCCTAGAAATGGAAATGATAAACAACCTTCTGGCATGTGAACAGTTTCTGGTGATGCATATTCAACTACAGGATTATAAAAAGCAACATAGTTATCACCAGATCCTACTACAAATACACGATAAGGAAATCCACACTGATTAGCAGAAAGACCAAGTCCACCATGTGCCTTACAAGTTTCAACTAATGTTGATGCAAATTCATTAGGATTGACCGGTGGATTATTGAAATCAAATTCAGGCATAACTTGTCTGAGAATAGGGTCAGTGTGATGAACTAAATTGAAAATGTTAGGACCGTCAACTTTAACTGAGTTTTCTTCTGTATCAAATGTAATCAAATCGTTCATTATATCACCTGACTGAAATTGTTTTTCTTATCAAACCGAATCACACTCCTAAATTTGTCAAAGAGTTGATCACCTTTATGACTGATCACGAACAAATTGGTGTCTGTGGTCAAGTCTTTTAATATGTCCATTAATAAATCTACTGAAACGGTATCTAAACTACTATCAAAAATCTCATCTAAAATCAACAGATTGGTATTCATAGAGTTCTTCAACTTAGCAACTTGTCTCCAAGTAAGAAGAAGAGCCAAATCAATCTTTTGTTTCTCACCTTCTGAAAAGTTTGCATAAGTAAATTCATCACGAAATCTGGACTTGATTGTTTCTTCAAAGTTTTCATTGATATTGAAATTAACAAAGAAGTCCATCGATGCCAAATATTTGTTGATCAACTTATTCATGATCGGTAAATATTGCTTGATGATTTTTGTTTTAATGCCAGTATCTTTTAGTAGAGATGAAGCGTATTCATAATACTGTCGATCATTCAATATTGTCTCATATTCTTGATTCAATGTCAACAGATTATCATTCAATTCTTTCAGTTTAGAATTCTCTTCTGCTAGATTATCTTTTCTATTTGTGAGATCCTGAATTTCTTTCTGGGTTTTACTAATATACTTCGTGATCGCATTAATCGTAGAATTGTGCTTAACAATTTCAGAATTATGATCGGATATGTGTTTGATTAATTTATTAATTTCTTCAATTCTGGCGTTAACACTTTCAATTTGTTTTCCGATATCGACAAGTCCAGTTCTCTGAGTTTCTTGTTTCTCTTGTTTTTCCAGAATAGATTTTTGTTTAAAACTTTCTTCAATCTCTTGTTTGCATGTAGGGCACTGGTCATTACTCTCATAGAACTCAATCTCCTTTTTTATTTTTTGGATATTTGATTCAAGTTTTGCTTCAAGTTGAACTAACTTTTTGCTCTTACTTTCAACTAAAGGTTTGTCATCAATTTTTGATTGAAGTATGTCGATGTGTTTTTGAATTCCTTTGATATCTCTATTCAAGTCTTTGATTTGATTCTGACTTGTTTCTATTTCTCGGTTCTTCTTTTCAATTTCTTTGTCACTATGATTTTTATGTTCTTCAATGTTGTGATTCTGAAGTTCTATCTTCTCTTTGGTTAGTTCAATGTCATATTTAACTTTGGTAAGATTATCTTTGATCAAAGTCATCTTTTCTTTCACCAAAAGATTCATTGACGAGAAGATTTGAATATCTAGTAGATCCTCAATGATGGATCTCCGATCAGCAGGAGACAACTGCATGAATGGAACAAACGATGCGGATCCTAGAATCACAACTTGAGTAAACGACTTGAAGTTTATTTTTAGAATATTTCTTTCAAGGTGTTCTTGATAATCTCTAACGGACGAATCTTGATTGAGTAAAATACCATCACAATATATTTCAAAGATGTTTGGTTTCAATCCACGAACAACTTTATATTGCTTAGTGCCGATAGAAAATTCAATCTCTACAACACCATCTCGTTGATTGATAGAGTTGAGTAGAGAAGGTTTATTGATTTTACGGAATGGTTTACCAAACAATCCAAAACAGAGAGCATCAAGAATGGTTGACTTACCTGCTCCATTACTACCAACAATAAGAGTATCTGTGGATCGTGTTAAATTAATCTCAGTAAATACATTACCAGTACTGAGTATGTTTTTCCATCGTATGGTTTTGAAAAGTATCATACTTGTTCTAGACTTTGAGCCTCAACATATAGTTCACGCAATAGGGATTTTAGACGATTGTTGTCTACTTGACTGTTTGATTGACTATCAACAAAGTTATTAATAATAGTCAAGGTATCTTCAGCCTGATCAATAGTATCATCTTCCAATTCTTCTGTCAAGATGGTAAAATCTTCAACAATACTAATATCAGCAGGATTTTCACTATACAGATTATTCATAAATTTATCAAAGACATAAGGATTTGATTTGTTTACAACAATCACTTTGACATATGCATTTTTATATTGTGAGAAATCTTTGTTAGTCAAATCTTCTATTGATGTTTCTTTATCATCATATACGATTTTATGGAAGATGACATTAGGATTAGGAATGAACTCTATGGAACGATCTGCCAAATCAAACAGATGAAACCCTCTAGCATCATTGTAATCTTGCCAGGTGAGTTGGTAAGGGTTACCAAGATAGTGAATGTTACCGTTACTAGATTTGTGATGATAGTGACCAGAGAATGTCATGTCGAATTTAGAAAATAGACTAGGAGATAAACCACCTTCACATACAGCACCCGGATGCATCACAAAACCATCAATCTCAAAATGACCCATACAAATTTCAGCAGATGTATTTTTAATTTCTGCCATACAATATAGATAATTCTCTTGGCATATCCAAGGAATCATACACACATCATGAGATGTATTTTGATAATCTAAATGAATAGTTTGAGGAGTATCAATAACATGAATATTATCATACTCTTGTAGAAGAAGTTCTGGTGAATTTACATCATTGGTATTTTTATATGTCGTATCGTGGTTTCCTACCAACATATAAACTTGAATATCCCTCTCTGCTAAAGGATCAAAAAACATATCTTTAGCACGTTTAAGTGAATAAAAGTTTATATATTTCCGTCTATCGAATGTATCACCCAAAATGAGAACAGTAGTAATATTATTACTGTCAATATTGGAAAAGAATGTTTCAGCATAGAATTTCTCGTAGTAGTCTAGAAAAATTAAACTATCATTTCTTGCGCCAAAATGTTGATCCGTTATAATTGCAACTTTCAATCAAATATCTCCATTATATATTTTATACTATGTATCGTGATAGTATCAAGAATCAAACCACCAATCTTTACCGTCTGTAGTTAAACCACAATCTAAAGAAAAGAATGTACATTTGCATTCTTTTGCAAACATTTTTGAGATTTTTTCACCAAATTCGGTAAAACAGAATTGCTCTATTTTTTCATTTCCGATATTTGAAACATCAATATTGTCAATATCTGTTATTTTTGGCATAGGTGTCCAAACATCTTCAATCAAACCGATATACAAAGAATCAAAAACTTGTCTAGAGTTTATGTAAGGAGGTTCAAACAATGATGTTTTTTCTGGCCAATTTTCTTCATCATCGTCAAAGTTAATAGTTGAAGACCATTCTGAATATTTTCTACCAATATAATCCGACTTAAAAACTACATAGATAGTATCACCTTTATCGTTTTCCAAATACATCCGATAAACATCATCATCATATCCATAATATACTTCATCTGGATTTAATCCATACTCCACTCGTTCTTCTTCGGTTAGAGTATTGGGTTCAAACCAGGTGTGTATAAAAGGATGAATCCACTTTTCTTCGCCATACATTATGTAAAGTGGTTCAGTATCAACAAATTCAAAGTTTTCTATCATAATATTTAATATCCAAATGAATTATTTTTTGATTGCGTTTAACACCCTCTGTCTAAGTTCTGTGGTGCTAAAACTATGTTTTCGAGAATTATAGTATACATTCATAGACAAGTTATGACCAGTATACTGTTTATCTCGATACTCTTCACCAATGATTCTAACATCAATTGGATGAGATGTCAAGATATCTAACAACTCTTTTTCTGTAGCATACGGAATGATCTCATCCACATACTTACATGCCTGTACTTGTGCGAATCTTTCAAAAACTGACTGTACTGGTTTGTTCTTTTCTGGTCTATCAATAGTTGGATCAGTTTGAAGTCCCACTATGAGATAATCACACTGTTGTTTTGCTTCTTTAATCATCATCACATGACCGGCGTGAAATAAATCGAAACAACTACAAGTAAATCCAATAGTTTTTTTATCCATTATTCCTCCATAAATTTTTCAAGTCCTTTCTCTCCATCTTTTGATTTTTTAATAATCTTTCTTACTCGCTTTTTCTCTTTTTGAACTTCTTCAAAGTTACCTATAAATTCTGAAATATTTTCATACATTTCAAACTGTTTTGTTGATCCTGTATCTGGATCCATAATTTCATATTCTTCCATGATACCAAAGTTTTCAGTTGATTTATACTTGATATACAACTGCTTCTTTTCTTTGGCAATTCTTCTTAAAAATGCAAAGTACACGATCTGTGTGAAATATGCAAATGGATTACTAGATTTATCTGGATCAAAATTTGAAAAGTACATGAGACAGTTTTCAACTGCATCAGCCACCATTTCATCTCTGTAGGTATAATTAATGTAGTTTGGTTTATGCGAGAAACCTTCAGCAATCTTCATGAAGCACTCACCAATATAATTTGGTATAGGTGGTTCAGATTTCCCTTGTTCTTTGGCATCTTTACACTTCTGTTTATAATCTATAAGTGCTTGTAAAAAATCAGCATTATTGACATATGCTTTCTTTTTCTTTTCGATTTTCACTTCAACTTTTTCTTCCATAATAATCACTTCCATATAATAAATTAAAAATATTTACAAAAAACTTACAAAAATACTTGACAAACCACTTGACAGTGTGTATATTCGACTATGACCCTCTTTCAGATTATAGTATTAGTTATATCTAGTGTATAACAACATTATTATCTTCTTGTAGTTCTTCCATTGCCATACTTATAGATTCCATCTCATCCTCAAGTTCATCTTCATCTAAATCATCTTTACCAGCAAACAAATTCTTGATATGTTCCACAGTGTTCATATAATACTGTGTCAGTTCATCGTTGGGTTCAACCACGCAAATAATATCTTTTGCCTGTAAGATAGTCTCATTCTTTTTAATGAGTTGAATAGGTAACCAATGTTGAAGAATCAATCCCATGTGTGTACCTCGATGATGCATCTCAACCAACATTGGTTCAGAAATTCTGATTATAGTATCTTCTATCTCAAATGATGCGATAATATCATCACCATTCTGTAATCTTATTAAGCGGATATTGTTCATTTTTTTAATCCTATCTTGTAGATTTTAAATGGGAACTTCTCTTCATTGTAAATTCGACATCTTTCAATGAAATGTTTTAACGTGAAGTTCATATATTTATTGTGTCTCAAATCATCAGCAATATCATATAGTGTTGCTATTTCTTTTCCTTCTGACTGTCTAAGTCCTCGTCCAATTGATTGAAGATTTCTGATACGACTTTTAGACGGCGATGCAAAGATAATGTTATGTAAATTCCGTATATTGGTACCGGTTGAGAAACAACCAAATGATGCAATTATTATAGCATTATTTTCTATTTCCATTATTTTTCTAATGTTTTCTCTATCTGAAGTTTCTACACCACCATGTACAAAGAACACTTTTCTATCACCTATTTTTTCTGATGATTTAATAATATTATACAGATTTTTTCCATGTTTGTCAACGAGTTGGAACAAAACCAATGTATTTTTTTCTAATGAAATGGCTAAGTTTTTAATGAATTTATTTCTCTGTTCATTTAGAATTAAATACTCAATTTCTTCTTGATATGTCATTTCCGAAACTTGTTCACAACACTCATCGGAATGTTTTAGTATTAGACATTTTATGGTGAATGGTGATAATTGATTTTTGTCAATCAGTTCTTTGGTAGTTGTAACTTGTTTGACTTTACCAAAAACACCTTCAAGGATTAACTTATGTGTTTTTGTTCCATCTAATGTACCAGTTAGTCCAATTCTATACTTGGTGTTGATCAAACTGGACATAATATATTGAAGAGACTGTGCTTTGAATAGATGACACTCATCTCCAATCACATAGTCAAATTGTTCGAAATATTCTTTAGGCATCTTGTAAATAGATTGCCATGTAGATATAATGAGTTTTTTCTCAGATACTTTATCTCTTCCTTGAAACACATAGTGTACGTGTGAATCAACATCAAAGTCAGTTTCACTAGAATAATCTTCAAAATCAGAATACAACTGTGAAACGAGAGATGTTGTGGGTACAATAATCAAACCTTTTAGGTTTTGGTAATCTAGTAACTGTCTAAACAAAAGATAGATGATAAGAGATTTACCTGATGCAGTAGGAGAAAGAAGTAGTCCTCTTCTATTTCTCATGATATGTATAAATGCATCTCTTTGATGATCTCTTACTTCTATTTTCTTTTCACGGGAATGTAAATCAAGATATTCAAAAAACTTAGTTGCATGATATACTGGATAATCATCAGTAGTATCTAGATTATCCGCATATTCAAATGTGTAATCTCTTTCTTTACAAAACTCTTCAATGTATGATAGAAGTCCAAGATATATCTGTGATGTTTGTAGATTGAATAATCTAATTTTACCATCCCAAATTCTATTTCGAAATGCTGGAACAAATTGGTGTCCAGGAACCATGAATGAAAAGAATTCATGAAGTTCTTTTGCAATATCTTTCTCACATTTTACATGAGCATACACCTCATTTATTTTGGAGATAATAAGTTTATTGTCCGGCAATGAAACGCTCCCATTGACAAAAATCTCTTAGTTGAAAAGTCCTAGATTTTAATTCAGACATAATGGCTTCAATTACAGAAACACATTCATCATGATATACTTTCTTTTCTAGAAGTTTAATCAAATCATTATCAGATTCTAGATAGGTTGATATATCAGATTTGAGTGTATATCTAAATGGTTCCCAACCGTGTTCTTCCAATTCTTCTTGTGACATTTTACCGGTGTAATATTCCCACTTTGTTTTCTTCATACGAAGATAATCATAGTTTGCCTTCTTGGAAGCAATCTTATGTTTCGTTAATATGGTGAGATATTTGTTGTGAAGTGTTGGGATTTTAATGAGTTCTTTACCAGGTTCTGTCTGGTCTATAACAGAATCGGATTCCCAATGTTTTAGTATTTGATCAAGATTTTCCATAATATTATCAATTAATTAAGTTACAAATTCAAAATATTCATACCTAAATGATGCCGATGTTGTAATGATATCATCAGCAGATTGAGATGTATCAAAAGTGATATCTGAGAGTGACACAGGAAACATGTTTATAAAATTAACTTTCAGTATTGGATTATTTAGTGCTGATAAAATAGTGAGTGTGGAATCAGAAAAATTCTTAAATCTGGTATTCGGTGTATATTGATTTTGAAGTTCAGTCAGCCGATTGCGTTCATCAAATCCTTGAGGTGATGCAATAGCTTGAAACCAGTTATACAGTTGCTTCCAAGATTCTAGTTGTTCATCTACAATAAAATTAATATTAAATTCATTATATGATAATTTGTTTCCAGGTGAGTAAATATCCATTATTGGTGTATTAGTTGTTACTTCACCCAAACTAATACCTGGAATATTTAATGATTGACAGAAATATTGAGTTGTACTAATTCGATCAAATACAAGAATATATTTGGTTGGTTGTAGTAAATTAGTATTCTGTGGAGTTCTACCTAATGCGGTCATTTCTTAATTTCCAATATGGATTCCGTTTCAATCATTACAATAATTTTATTAGTAATGTTTATTTCACTTTGAATAATAGACATGCGTAACCTAAGTTCGTCAAGTTGTTTCTTGTAGAACTCTAACTCTTTTTCTTTACGCTTTTTGAGATCAATAAGATCGGTGATTAAAATTATTTCGCTCATGTGATTATTTATAAGACAAAAAAAGAGGGAAGATTTCTCTTCCCTCTTAAGACCACTCTTAATGGTGGTTTTATCAGTAACTCATTGAATCACATCAAATTTTTGACAGAAAATAAACGGTAGTAAACATTTGAACGTGCATTCAACTGTCCATTACCTGCTGTTAGGCCTTGTGCAAATGGGTTTGCAACCATGCCATAACGTGTCTTAAATCCAATCTTTGGTTGGAATGTGTACTGATCAACTGCACGAACCATTTGTAGAGGAACGTATGGGCAGTAGAATAGACCAGCGTCATAAGGTGATGAACCCTTATAACCAATTGTAACCAACTCTTGGTTAGATGTGTAACCACCAAAGTATGGATCAATGTAAACCTTGATACGACCATGTAGAAGACCAGCAAATGTATTGCCTGTATCGTCAACTTGTAGATCAGCTTGTAGTGCTGGTGTGTATGATAGAACACCTGCCATAGCCATTGCTGAAGCAACGTCTGAAGAAACGATCAATACATTACCTTTACCTCTACGTGTCTGCTTTGCAATTACGTTAGCATCACGTTCAATTTGGAAGATCAAACCTTTGAAACGCTCAACTGACCAACGGCCATTTGAATCTGTATCTAGGTCAAAGTAACCTGGAGTTACTGTACCGTACTGAGCACCTGCAACAGCGCATGTGTAAATTGTACGGATAACTTCACGGTTGATCTCAGCAAGAATCTCTGTTGAAAGAATGTTTGACAATTCTGTTTCAGCATCTAGACCATGAATTGCTTTCAAGTCTTGTGCCAATTCTAGAGAGTATTCAGCCTTTAACGCACGAGATTGAGCAGTAACAGTAACTTTCTCAATACTGAATGCCATTTGCTGGAATGGATTGCCTACATCTGAACCCAAGAATTCAGCATTTGCTGTTGGCATACCGATACCAGTTGTGGTATGGAGTGATGTTGGGTTTTGTGTATCTGTTGCAACGTCTTTTGAGTTGTTGCCTTGGAAACCATATGGATTGTTAGCAGAACCAACACCAGAGAAGATTGTATTTGCTTCGTTATAGAATGCCTCATCGCCTGATTGATTAGCATAACGGGCACGCATTGCGAAGATCAAACCTGTTGGACCAGTCATTGGTTGAACACCAGCAACGTCATAAGCGATCAAGTTTGGTAGTGAACGGCGAACCAATGAAATCAAGATTGGGTCAAAGTTCTGAACTGCACCACCAGTTACGTTTGTTGGGCCATTGTCTGTCTCGTTCAACTGCATTGCATCTTGACGCATTGCTTGATGTTGATTTTCTAGTACAAGTGCTGTAACAGCACGCTTGTATGGATCTTTAATGGTTTCTAGTTCTGGATGCTCAAGAACTGGCTTCCATTTGTTTTGTAGTTCTTCGGTCATAAACATGAGTGAATCTCCTTGTTTTTCTTATTTGTTAAGAGTTTTTGAAATTGTTTGTGCATATGCATTAATTGAAGGATCAAATGAACTTGAATTTTTCTTAGGTTCATCTTCAATGATAACTTCTTCGTTCAATGTATTGTTGTTAGCATAATTTACTTTGAAATATGATTCTTTCAATGTTTCAATTTTACTAACGAATTCATCCTCAGTAGTAAACTCAATACTCTCTGCGAGTCCTTTTAGTTTTTCTACTTGAGTCTGAGTTAGGCCTTCACACGCTGTGTAGATTGCCTCAATTTTTTTCTGTTCGTTTAATTCTTGTGTTAAGTAAACATTATTGTTGATTTCTTCGTTGAGTGAAGATTCTAGTTCTGCAACACGAGCAGCCAATTCTTCAACAACATCAACTTTCTCTTCTGGAACTTCAATATAGTTCTCAACGAAAAGATTATGTAGACCATTCAAGAATTCTTCTGTAATTTCTGCACGGAGACCAGATTCGATAGCAACTTCATTCTCTGCCATCCATTCTGCTGCCATGTATTCTAGATATGCATCAACTTTTTCAGCCAAATCTTGTTTAACTTCTTCAACAGCAATTTCAAATTGCTCAATTAGTTGATTCTCTGCTTCTGCAATAACTTCTTCAGCACGAGCAATAACTGCTGCTTCAAAAATCATAGTTGCTTTAGAAACAAACTCTTCTGATAGATTCTCACCTTGCATTAGAGCATTGATATCTTCACCGTATGACTGGAATGTTGCACCTGGATTTTTCATCATGGTTTGTGTTGGCATTTTACCAGCAACACGGTCACGAATGTTTTCGTAATCTGTAGCAGATGTCTGTGCTGTCATTCTTAGATCGGAACGACCCATGGTCTCTTGTGGCTGACCTTTTAGTGTTGTGTAACCAACGCCATCTTTCTCTGAACCAACTGGTGGTGTTGCACCTGGTGGTGTTGCTGTTGGTGTACCTTTTAGGTAATCTGGTAGGTGGTCATCTTGCATCTCTGGTGACTGGCCAATTAGACCGGCATCTTTTTCACCATATGCTACAGAAGTTGATAATTTATCATCGCCAACTTCACCCATTTTGTGTGCATCTTGACCACGCATTGCTCTTTTTGCGGCAATATTAGAGTCAAAAGTTGACTTTGAATCTTCACCCAATAAGACTTCTTTAGCGGCTTCAGACAAATTAAAATTTCCCATTTTTGAAAATCTCCTTGATTTGTATTGTTTATTTATAATACTATGATTTTATAGTAGGTTTTATAATCGTTTTAGAAAGTTTTCAAATATTCTTAGGCTAACTGCCTCAATATCTCTACTTGAAGCCTTGCGTACTTCTTGCACTGCTTGTGAGTATTGAACTTCTGTCCAAACGCCATCTACTAACATCCACTCTTTACCTTCCATAATACCTTGTACGAATGCACCAGGTGCGGAAGGGTCTGCTACAATATCAGCCGCTGTGGCTAGATAAAAATCTGGTTGAACTACATTAACACCGTTAACATTTTTCAATGAACCCATACCCCTAGAAGAAACACCTAATTGAGCACCACCTTCAATTAGATTCTTGGCAATATTACCCATAGGTGTTTCTAATATCTTTGCTTTACCAATCCATTGTGTACCATCTTCTCTAAGAGATGTGATGATATGTGATACACGATCTAGATTAATTGATGGTGTTTCTGGATGTCCCAATTCACCAAACGCCCGTTTCTTATTAATGTAATCTTCAGTGTAACGATGAACTTCTTTCTTCATCGTATTGTATTCATACAGACGACCATTCTTGTTTTTCTTTTCGGCAACTAGAAAAGGACCTTCAATGTGCAAAGATTTCTTTCCATTGGATTCTTCCAAATACTCATAATTAACTGTTTCGTAAATCTCTTTAATTAGTTTCATGGAGTAACACCATATGGTGGATAATTGAAAGCGGCTGGGTCCGAGAACTGACCACGCTGATACATTGCATTATCTTTACGCAATTCTAATACAATTGTGTATGATGAGTTTGCAGATGCACCAACTGTAGTAATACCAATATGACCATTTGCTCCAACAGCATTATTAGGAATAGATGGCATATTCAAATGCTCACCGTATTCACCATTTCTGTTTAGATTTGCAATAGTTGTTGGTGTTGTACCTTGCCAGTATAATTGAACATATCCAACAGTGCCCATACTGACACCATAAATGATCCGAGTAACTTGCAGATTGTAATATGGTAATGGTGTGTTACTTACAGATAGTGCAGAACCTAGTGGAACATTATTAGCATCTAATGCACCATACAAAGTATTGGCCATGATTCTGTAAGTATTAGACTCTTGTGAAGTACCATCAAAAGAACCAGTTAATTTAATAACTGACTTTTGAGTGGTATCTGTTAATACTTGATAGGTAAACTGATTCATAATTTTTCTCGGTTATTAATCTTCGTCTTTCTCTTTATCGTCACGCTTCGCACCAGAATCTGAATGACCAGCAACCTTTCTGATTGTCTTTAATGTTTTCTTTGGTTTTTTATCAAACTCGTAATTTGCTGCTTTCTTTTCTGCTTTTTCTTTACGAGCATCCTCTAGGTCGTCCATTTTACCTTCATAGATAACTTCTTCATGCATTGTTCTGTCAGAATGAATAACATGATTCTTAGATACTTTCATTACTTTTAGACCATGTTTACCTGCCATGTTCTTTGCTTGTCTGACTGCATGATTGTCATTATCAGCATTCATTAACATCTTGCCTTTCCATTCACCAGATACTGGATCTGCCATGTGAACAGTATGGGTATGCATGTGATGACCTTCAGTTAATTCTTCTTCAGATACAATCTCTTCTACTTGAGATTCAACTGGTTGTTCTTTCTGTTCATTTCGTGTAATTAGATTCTGAGCAACTTCTTGTTTCTTTGCTTCAATGTGAGCAGTAACTCTATCATGGATAGCAGAATACAGTGCATCTCTAAATGCTACTCCATTATCTTCGGCTGCGTAATCAATTAGTTTTCTAGTATCTGACATGGTTATTTGCTCCTAATATTTAATTATTAACTTATTTAGTATTAAATTATTCTTCATCTGGTTGATTACGAACGGATTGTTGAGGTTCTTCTTGTTCTTGTGGTTGTCCACCCATTCCCATGATTGGTTGACCAATACCTTGTGCTTGTTCCTCGTCAATCTCTTTTTGCATTTCTTTAATTTGATCATCTGTCAACCGCAACACATTTCTTTGAATCCATGCTTGAGAGAAGTAACGTCCAGTATATGGATCAACTGCACCTAATAATCCTAATCTCTCTTTCATCAATTCAGCATCTTTCAGTTCACTAAAGTTATTATCTTTAATGAAGTCATAATGAATGTGTTCTTTGAATTCTTTCCATTCATCATCAGTGCAGATACCTTTCAATACGCACTGAACTCTTAATGCCTGATCAAATAAATCCGCAAACTTATTGCGTAATCTATCTACAAACTTAGTAAACTTTAATTCATCTCGTGTTACTTCTGCTACACGACCAATTGAGAAACCTTGATTTGGTTCTAATCGTGAAATAGGTACATTCAAAGATTTATACAGTTTCTTTTCAAAGTACTTGATATCTTCTAATTCACCTAGATTTTGTCCACCAGGTAGTGTAGTAATTTCTGTACCTTTACCACCTTCTCTCCGTGGTAACCAGAAGTCTTCCATCATCGACAGAAACTTTCTGTCATCTCTTACTTCACCAGTATTTGCATCATAGACAAGTTTGTTCTTATACTTAACCATAATGTCACGCAGATACTGTTCCGCTTTTAACTTAGGTAAATTACCGACATCAATATAAAATATTCTACGCTCAGGTGCTCTTGATATCCGATAGATAACAATAGCATCTTCAATCATTCTTAATTGGTTAAGGGGTTTGATGGCTTTGTGAAGATATGACAATACAACTGCTCGCCTTGAATCCATCAAACCAGATACCACTGAAATGATTGAGTCTGTTGTAATTCTTACACCAACTGGACCAAAATTAGAAGATGATCCGGTGGTTACTTTGTCATTAAAGATGTAGTATTCGTTTACTACATTCATTACATCTACGCCAGTTCTTTCGTCTTTCTTCTTTTTGATTTCACGAACTTTTCTGAGTTTTCGTGGATCAATATATCTTAATTCTTTGATACCTTCCATTGGTTTTTCACGATCAATTATGATGTGGTAATACATCTTACCATCAACATAATATCTACGGAAGATATCAACTGCCATATTATTGTAATTGAGCATTCTCAATACATTATGAAACTCATCTTTGATGGCTTTCTTAATTTTATCTGGTTGATTTAATCCATCCAGAACAATCTCGATAATCTTACCATCATCATCAGAACAAATTGCTTCATTGACGATATCGTCAATAGCCGATTCGATCTCCGGCTGCATGGCCATTTCACGATATCGAGAGATTAACTCTACTTCATTCTTGGCGGTGCCGTCAAGGTCCACGTAGGTTCCGTAATAGGCCGCACTAGTAATCGTTAATGCACCATCCTCATTCTGTGGTGGTGAGAACGATTGTTGTTTCTTTTGATCTTCATCGTTCTTATCACGAGATATACTGAAACCAAATAGGCTAAATTTATTTGCCGACATATTATAGATTACCTTTCAAATTGTATATCAAAATCAATTAAAACTCGTCAGTTGTTCCAATATTTGCCCAATACTGGTATGCGAATGTAACCTGGAATTCTTGAATAGAATCGTTTGAACCCCAATCTAGATCAATTGGTGATAGATCGATTGGAAACATTCCTACAAAATTATAAATTTGAATTGGAGTACCAGTTTTACTATATTGAGTTACAAATGCATCAGAAGTATATGTAGCAGGTGATGCATATAGCGGATTTCTCACGTTACCTGCATGACTATTGATTTGACTCATCCAAATTTCAAATGCGGATCTGAGTTCAAAACTTTCGTCATTCAATACTGTAACTGACCAATCTGAGAAAGTTCTATTACCTGCAAATTTAACTTCACGACCAAAATAATTAATAGTTGTTGCACCAATTGATGAACCTGGTAAAGATGCTGATTTTACAGTGAAGGTACTGTCTAATGGTATATCGCCAGGAAATGTCAACTGTACATCGAATAGATTTGAACGAGCACCATCAAAAGGTAATGCTCGTGATCTAAAAGTGGATACATTAAATGCCATTTTATTCTCCTTATATCGTTGATTTATTTATCAAAATTTGCCCACAATCTCCGTAAAGTCAACACCAGTACGTACTGCGACAAACGAAAGTTGGATATAATTTACACTTCTTGCAGGTTTTACGTATATATCTCCAACAAACTGATTTGAATCAACAACTTGTGGTGTATTGTTTGTAGAATCGCATACTACTTTAAAATCATAGATTCCACGGCGACCTTTGACATCACGCAAGAATGGAGTAACTAGTGATACAAACTGTGCTTGTGTAAATGAATCATTAAATTCAAATAGTGAGAACTTAGAAGCAGTTGAAATTGCTTTCTCTAGTACAATGAACAATCTACGGACATTAATTCTGTCAAATGCAGATGGTTTAGATTGTAGGGTCTTATCTCCATACAATACTGTACCTTGACCAGGGAAAGAAACAACTGGATTAACACCGATTGAATAGATAGTATCTCTTTGTGTCTTATTTGGATTCCATGCCAACTTAACAACATTCTTTAGGTTGCCACGATTGAAACCAGCAGGTGACCACCATGCATCACGAACGGTATCTGTATAAACACATAGACCTGCAATGTCACCGTTCAATGGTACCCAACGATATACGTTGTTATACTTATCAAACATATACTTCCAACCAGAATCAGCAACAACATAAGATGATGATCTTGATACTAGATTAGACCATGTTGTGATGTTTGCAGTTTCATCACCTGCTTGATTGATAACATCAGATGATCTTGGTGAAATAAATGCAACACAATCTTTACGATATGTTACGATATCATCAATAACATACTGTTGAACTGTAACATCTGCTGCACCTGTCATCACTAGAGAAATGTCAACTTCTTCTGAGTTTGCAAATAGTCCGTATGCAGTAATCAAGTCTGCATCATTTGGAACTGCATCTGTACCATTACTCAATGTGTATGTTTCAGATGTTGCAACAGTTGCATATGATGTTCCGGACATTGTTTTACCCCATGTTGAATGGGTATTTGCATAATCAACTGGATCAACAGCATAGATGTACTTAGAATTATTAAAGATATAATTCTTGTAATAGTTTGAATTACCTAAGGAATCGGTTGCGTCAGATGCTTTAGATAGATAAGGATAAACTTCTAGTACTGTACCTTGTACACCTGAGAATAAACCACCAGTGTCTACAACGATAACATGCATTTCATCATTTGATGCGCCTGCTGCCATAGCCTGTTCAGAAGTTGTAGGTGCGCCAGTAAAATAACTGGATACCATTGCTCCGTTTACATTCCATGTTGGGAAATCACCACCAGCATCTAGTACAGAAATTGTCAATGAATTTCCTAATTGTCCAGGATATCTTGCAGCAAATGGACCGTGTGCATTTGTGTTATCTGAATGTAGATATGAGAATTCAAATGCATCTTCATTTGCAATTTGAATACCAGAATTTTCAGCAACAGCATTGTGACTATTTGCGTTAGCAGCACGAACAACTTGTAGATTATTACCGTATGCTAGAAAACTAGCAGCAGTAAAGAAAGATGTGTATGTGTTACTATCTGGTTGATAGAATGTTTTGTTAAGAGTGATTTCACTGTCAACTTGAATTCGTTTGTTTACTGGACCCCATTGGAATGCACCAGCAAAAGCACCGGCAGTGGTAGATACTGAAGGAACAACTGTTGTTAGGTCAACTTCAGAGACATTTACCCCTGGAGATAATTGAAAAGCCATTGTCTTCTCCTTAAATTATTATTAATATTTGACAATTACGAATACCATGAACATATTTATAAAATCAATAATTTACAAGTACATTTCATAACTAAATATATCTTAATGTATCTCTAATGAAGTTCACATAAGTTTCAGAACTGTCTGCTTTTTCCCAAACATCACCATCCATCAATTCAAACTTATGCTCAAGTCCATTTTCAATAATGGGTGCGGGTAAATTCTCATCATCTAACTGATTCATTGTTTCTATTTGAATCTGTTTTCTTACATCGTGGCTGACAATTTCTTTGAAATATTTCTGTGTGGCCAACCATGAAAATATAACAAGAGTCATTACTAAGTCATCATTTGAATCTTCTTCAGCAGCAAATGAAGTTTTATTGGCTACAAATGTGGTGAGTTCGGAAATGGTATCAAAATCTTGAATGATTAATTTATCATTCTCAATTAATGTTTTAAGATTAGAACAACCAATTCGTTTGACAGCAGGAGACATTTTAAGTCCCATCTGTACACCACGACCAAATCCTGCCGATAATTGCTGAGGTTTCTTATTACCTGTAAATATTTTGAATAGATTTTCATATTCAAAATCTTGATGAATCACATCTGCTACTTGTGGATTATTATTAATCTCAACTAGTATATATGCGTCATTATAATACCGTGCTGCGTTGTAGATGTGTGTTGGAAATACCATAGGTGATATTCCAGGATTCTTGTATCGTGCTACTTGTCTGTACGGCATAGTAGAGATATCAAATACTGAAAATGCTGATGAATCTAGGTTGCGTCCTTCTGATACATCCACAGTAACCACATATAAATGATCTTTAATCTTATCATCATCGCTTTTAATAGGATGTTCATATATTAAAGTTTCATCGTGTTCTGCAATTGGATTTTGATAGACAAGTTGTTGTAGTTTCTTACCGGATATGAGTGTATTGGATGAACCTAAGAAATCACAATTATGGGATACTATATTGTTTGTATAATAAAGATGTTTTGTTCCGGAGTTAACAATATCATAAAGTTCTATTTTCTTTTTGATTATACGTTTAGAGGTAACAAAACAAGGATTACCTTTAGTGTAGATTTCTTGTTTTTTAGTTAAATCTTTGGCTTTTATTATACCATCAATTGTCATCAATGGATGTTCTTCTGAACACTTTAACTCTTGGTCATTTGAAAATTTTAGATGAATATAAGAACTTTTAGTAATCTTATTCACTCCCAAGAAAGGTACAAACCCTTCTGGAGAAAGAACTTTATAATTTTTAGAGTTTAATATTACTGATTCAGGAATGCTAGACATTTTTCTATCACTTCAGTTGGTATTTTTTGTTGTGTTATATTGATTGAG